AGTCCCAGCGCGCTGAGACAGAAGATGAACCACCAGCGAAGAAGGGTGAACATACTCAACCTGCGTAAACTTCTTTCCTGTCTCTATTTAGATGCGCTGGCGCCATAACCCCTGCGCGTAACCTGCGGCTTTTGCGATAAATACCGGCGAGTAGGTCGCTGTGACCTATGCTTCAACATACTGGGAGATCAAGCAATGAGAATGAACACTCTTCTGACTGGAGCTCTAACCCTGCTGCTGGCACCTCTTGCTTTCGCCCAGGGTTCGAACCTCCTTCCACCCGACGCGGCACCTGGAAAGTGTTACGTGCAGAAGTTCTACCCGCCGGTCTACCGGCAGGAGTCCCTGCAGGTACCCATCCGCGACGGCCACAAGACATTCAAGGTCACTCCCGCGGTGTTCGAGACGGTCCCTCTCTCTGTCACCGTGCGCGATGCCTTCGACGACATCGTTCTCAATCCACCGCAGTTCGACACCGTCGACATCACGGTCGAGACCGCACCAGGACACAACGTGTGGACCTATGGCTGCTGCGATCAGCCGCCGCCCCGGCACACCCACAGCGGCCCATGGCCATGGTCCAAACCCTGCTGCGATGAGCCGGCTCCAAAGCCACAGGCCTGCGGCAATGCCTGCTTGAAGGCTGTTCCTCCTGAAAGCAAGACATTCAAGAAGACGCGTCTAGTTCGCGATGGTACCACTCAGGTTGCTCCTCAGGCGGCTGAGGTCCAGACCGTCATGGTACGGAAGCTACGCACCCCACCGCGCCGTGAGGAAGTCGTTGTTCCACCAGAATTCCTGACTGTCACGATCAAGCGGCTTGTAAGCGCAGGCGAGCTGAAGTGGGAGGAAGGCTACTGCAAGAAGTACACCTGCGACCCGCGCGAGCTGCAGTCGGCCCTGAAGGACCGCGGCTTCTTTGCCGGTCCGGTCAACGGCCAGCCTGATGAAACCCTCACCAAGGCAATGAACGCCTTCCGTGCCGCCAACGGCCTCGGCATCCATGACGACGTGGATGAAGCAACCACCAAGGCGCTCGGCATCGGCGGAACCTACCAGCAGTAAGAGCTGCTTAACGCATAGCTAGAGATTCAGCGGCGCCTTCGGGCGCCGCTTGTCCATCAGGAGACCCAGAGTGAAGCACCTGTTCACCTTTCTTGCCGCGCTGGCACTAGGCCTGTCAGCTGCCGCGCAACCAACTTCCCGCGTAGCCATCTCAGATCCAGACAGCCTTCCTATCATCTTCGGAGATAGCTCCAAGGCGGCCATTGCCACGCTTACCGACAAAAGCTTCTACGCCTACTGGCGCGCCCTCGACTACTCCCTCAACAACACAGGTCCAGGTAGCATCGCTGAGTGGGAAAGCCCCCAGCATGAAATCAGCGGGTCGGTCACTGTGAAGGAAGAGCCTCGACCTGGTTGCAAGCTCTTTCAACAGAAGCTTAACCTGAGTAGCTGGGCCTTCGACGGAAGCGGGATTGCCTGTCTCGAGGATAAGGTCTGGACGATCGAGCGACCACCTGAGGTGAAGAAGCCGCCTGTGAAGAAGCCGGTGCCGAAGAGAGCAACCTCAGGAAAGACCAGCTAGCCGCTACGCAGCGGTGTATAATGAATCACCCCAATCACTGGAGTCATCATGGAACAGGCTGCGCACATCTTTTACCGCTTGACCGAAGTAGAGAAGATCAGCATTCGGGGTGCCAACCCTTCTCGTCTTGAGTACCTAGCAGACCACGTCCACGCGGTAGACCTGCCGCAGGCCACCTTCGACGAGCGCGTTACTACCTTCAAGGAGGTGCAGGCGCTCTGCCTGCTGGAGTTCGCTGCGAAGAGCGATAACGCGGGCTTCGACGGCACCACCTGGAGGTTCTGATGCAGGCTGTAACCTATCCTGGTAACTTGGTCCTGCATTGGGACGACACCTTGACCCCTGGTGACCTGATCACCGCCTATGAGAAGGGCTACCACGTCCTGTGCTACATCAAGTTCAGAGGTGACGATGAGACCCCGTTGGTGTACTACACGCGGGTGGTCTCAGCCGCCGGTGCAGTGGTGAAGAGCGGCCCTGAGCTGGTCTGCGACGCCAGCTACGTACACCGCCTGACCAAGACGGCTGTCGAGGAGCTGTACCAGGAGGAGGTCAACAAGGCAGCTGTCAAGCGCGACAACCTGCTGAAGTTCGCTGCCTCATAGGATCCACAGAAGGAGGGTGCGTGTCAAAGATCATGATCATCGGAGTTGGTAGAGTCGGTCAGGCTGCTGCTAAGCTGCTGCGCTTCACCACTGGGCACACGGTGGTGCTGGTGGACGCCTCAGTTGTCTCTCTTACCAGCGCGCTGGTGGAACTTGAGGCGACTCCAACCGCTCTTATGCCGGGATCTTTGGTGATTCGCTCCGCCTCCGATGAAACTGTGCTTGAGAGGATCTTCGAGCAGGAGCGACCAGACCTGGTCATCTGCTCGACGCCCTTCAGCGTCAACATCCAGGTGGCGCGTCTAGCTGCCCAGCACCGCTGCCACTACATCGACTTCACCGAGGATGACGTGGTAACCGACGTCATCAGCCAGCTGGATGTCGGGTCGGCCACGTTTGTGCCGCAGACTGGACTGGCCCCTGGTCTCGTTACGTACCTGGGACTGGACCTCTTTACAGGACTTGGAAAACCTAAGGAGCTGAAGCTCCGAGTGGGAGCGCTGCCGCAGTCGAACATCGGTCCTGGTCACTACGCCATCACGTGGTCCCCTGAAGGGCTCATCAACGAGTACCTGAAACCAGCCCGTAGAAAGCTCAACCACAGGGTGGAATCTACTGGCTCTCTCAACAGCGTAGAGGACCTGGTCATCGGTGCTACCCGCTACGAGGCGTTCACTACCGCCGGTGGGGTAGGCAACCTAGCTGCCTATGAGGGCATTCCAAGCGTCAACTACAAGACGCTGCGCTACCCAGGGCACCTCAGCTTCATGCGCAACCTGCTGCTCCAGCTTGACTTTGACTTTCAGGCTGGGGTCAAGACCATTCGCGAGCTCTTCCCAGTTACCCGTGAAGATGTCATCGTGCTGCTGGCGGCGGCAAGTGATGAGGAAGGCGAGATCGCCACCTTTGGGGCGCACTTCTACCCTGATCCTACGCTCAACCTCACCGCCCTGGAGCTGACCACCGCCGGCACCGGCGTCGCGGTCGTTGAGCTGATCCTTAAGGGTAGCCTCCCCAGCGGCGTCGTGCTTCCGTCTGCCATCAAGCTTGCTGATCTAGCAGGCACCGCTGCCCATGCGCTGGTGATGGCGCGCTGTGAGTTCCCTAGGCAAGCCGACGCTATCCTTGGGGCTTCATAAATAGACCTAGCCGGTAATGGTTTGCCGGTATAGGAGGAGCTCATGGAGCACTTTAGCTTTAACTTCGACCTGATCAGCCTGGTAATCGGGCTTGTGGTCGGATTCTTCGTCAAGCCGCTTTGGGCCAAGGCCCGCGGCGCGATGCCAGGGTCCTAATAGCCAGAACCATCCATGAACATCGAAACCGACTTCATCCTGGGGCTCGCTCTCGGAGTTGAGTTCATCCCCGCTGATGAGGACGCCGGAATCGATCATTCATGCTTCATCATCGACCTGTTGGTTGTTCGCATCGTCGTGGAGCTAACAGGGGAATAACCTTCAAGAACGAGAACAGACAACACGGGGATCTGTTCGCTGTAACAGATCCCCGTTGCTGTTACAGGTTGGCAGTGTATTCAACCTAAGGACTGTGATACAATACACCATGCAACGCGAAGAAGACAACTACGAGAAGGACCCGCGCGCCGGGTTGATCCCCTTCCTCCGTGGGGAGGATGGGCAGCTGCGCTACCTGATGATGGTGGCGTCCGACCCGAAGTTTGGCGGCCCGCGTCCGATGATTTCGAAGGGAAAGATTGAAGAAGGTGAGACCCCGCTGAGCTGTGCCCTGCGTGAAGCCGAGGAGGAACTCGGGCTCAAGCAGCGCAACCTGCGAGGGAACATCCTAGAGGTGTTTGACGGTAGAATCGAGCTCTACTCCTGTGCGTACGTGCTGTACGTCTTCGGGGTAGAGATCCAAGATCGATATGACTTTGACAAGTGGTGTGACGAAACTGAGTTCACCACCTGGATGACGCTGGAAAGCTTCAGAACAAAGGGTAGAAAGGACCACGTTCGGTTCGTAGAAGAACTAGAAAGGAAGGTATCATGAGCAGAATTCTCACACTTGACGCCGGCGGCACGCCCCACCGGTGGGTGTCGCACGAGACCGCAATCGTCTACCACGCCAAGGGCCTCGTCGCCTGGCAGCTGGGTGAAGGCGATGGTGACGTGCTGTTCCGCGGCGGTGAGAACCGCATCACGGGTACCCAGTCGCGCATCATCACGGCTCCGATCATCGCTGTCAAGGGCGAATCGGCGGCGGCCAAGCGGATGCACAAGCCGCCGGCCCTGACCAACCGTGAGCTGTTCCGGCGTGACCACTACATGTGCGCGTACTGCGGTGGCATCTTCAAGGAGCTGCACCTCACGCGCGACCACGTCACCCCTCGGTCGAAGGGTGGCATCGACAAGTGGGCGAACTGCGTCACGGCATGCGAGCGGTGCAACCACAAGAAAGACGACCACATGCTCGACGAGGTGGGCATGCAGCTCCTGTACGTGCCGTACGCCCCCAACCGGGCGGAGGCGCTGGTCCTGGAGAACCGCGTGATCCTCGGCTGCCAGATGGACTACCTCAAGTCGTTCATCCCAGAGCACAGCCGGGTCTGGAAGCACCTTCAGACGGCGCAGTGAACAGGCTCGAGCTAAAGTGAAGATCTCTGTTGATCTCAGCCAAAGGATTGACAGAGCTGTTTCTTTGGCGCGAGCTGCCTGGGCAGTTCAAGCCGTTCTTGTGTCACTGCCGCTTTGGGTGGTACTGACAGGTTGGTGGCTGCTGCTTATTCCTGTCTACTGCGTGCTCAGCTACCAGGCGGCGCTTATCATGGTCGCTAGCCACCTAACCGACGTTCTCTCTACCGGCGTGCTTGAGACGCTGATGAAGGTCGACGCTCTCTCGAAGCTGCAGCGTAACATCGAAGAAGAGGGGCTGATGCCCAGCGACGAGGAGCTGGATCACCTGATCACCAACTCAGGACTTGGGGTCTCTGTGGTTCGACGCGTCTCAGAGGAGAAGGTTGGCACCTACGATGGAACTGACCTGCACGAATGGATTGAGATGTGGGACCCCCACTCCAAGAAGGTGGAGCGCTTCGTCTTTGAATCAATCGCTACCAAGGACGCCGACGGCGACTGGGAGATGCCGAGCAACGAAGGAAAGATCTGCGCGCTTCTCAGCGGGGCGATCTACAGCCGAGCTTCAACCTGATAATTTGTTGTACAGTTTTCGCCCCCTGCTATAAAATAGCACATGCATCGAGTAATCGATGCAACGATTGGTTGGAACCGATCGCTCATGGTTATCCTAAGCACTGCCACCCCTCGTGGGTGTAACCAGCTGGCAAGGTCTCGCGATGCCTTCCATTTCCGTGGCACTCTTTGTTCCCCCTCTCAACCCAGTCAAAATTCCGTAACCTCAACGAACGGCCCGCTTGGAGTTGGTTATCTACTTCAAAGTGACCGTAAGGACCCTGACTACCTACGCAAGTTGAAAGACAAGCCGGGCCAGTTAGGAGGGTGCCAGATAACCTCAAGATCTGGATAAGCTCGTCATCGCCGAAAATGATGGACGTTGGAGCGTCGAATAGCTCATAGGGTACCAGTATGGCTGAATCAACTGGTGTAGGTGCTGTCTTGTGGGTCAAGCGTGGAAACACGTCCATCGGGTAGTGCTGAAAATTCCCGACCCCGCCTTTTTGGCCGCTCGTTGAGGCCGACGGACAACTTGCTGTCAATGACAGCCGCTCATAAGGAGAACCAGACATGTCGAACGTATACGCTGATTTCGCCGGTGCAACCACCGCCAAGCCGTCCAAGGCTGTGACCCCGCAGTCCCAGGCAATCCCGGGCCGTGAGGCTGACATGAAGCGCAACAACGCCGGCGGCGTGACCTTCACGCTCGACCAGTGGGGCGTGCTCGACCGCTTCCTGATGATCGGCTCCGAAGGGGGCAACTACTACGTCGGTGAGCGCGACATCACCAAGCAGTCCTTCGACACCGTCAAGTCCTGCCTGAAGGCAGACGGCGCCCGCGTCGTGGCTCGGGCTCTCGAGTACTCGCTGGCCGGCCGCGCGCCGAAGAACGACCCGGCGGTCGTGACCATCGCCCTCGCGGCGGTGTTTGGCGACGAGGCGACTAAGGTCGCCGCCTTCGAGGCCCTGCCGCGCATCGCCCGTACCGGCACGTGGCTCTTCCTGTTCGTTTCCATCCTCGACTCGCTCGGCAAGTGGAACGCGGCGGCGAAGCGCGGTGTGGCCAAGTGGTACACGTCGAAGGACATGGACAAGCTGGCCTTCCAGCTCCTGAAGTACCAGTCGCGCAACGGCTGGGCGCACCGTGACGTGCTGCGGCTGGCTCACGTGAAGCCGTCGAGCGACGTGCAGTCGAACATGTTCCGCTACGCGGTGGGCAAGGAGCTGACGCTCGGTGCGGCCGTGCCGCAGCTGCTCGTCGACTTCGAGCACCTGAAGAGGACTGACAACAAGCTGACTGTGCTGCACCTCATCGAGGGCAACGCGGCGCTGACGTGGGAAATGGTGCCGACCCAGTGGCTGAAGGACAAGGACATCATGATGGCCCTCCTGCAGCACATGGGCCTGACTGCGGTCATCCGCAAGCTGGGCGTCCTGACGCAGCACGGCATCATCGCGCCTCTCTCTGAGGGCACGAAGCTGGTGGTCGCGAAGATCAGCGACGGCGAGGCGCTGCGCAAGCAGCGCGTTCACCCGATCACGATCCTGCAGGCGATGAAGCAGTACTCGGTCGGCCACGGCGAGAAGGGCTCGGCGACCTGGAAGCCGGAGCAGCGCGTCGTGGACGTACTGGACGACGCGTTCTACGCGGCGTTCGAGACGGCTGAGAAGACGCAGGACTCGTACCTGATGGGCGTCGACTGCTCGGGCTCGATGTTCAGCGCGCGGGTCAACGGCTCGCCGAACCTGACCGCAGCTGAGGTCGCGGGCGTCATGGCGCTGGCGGTCGTGAAGAACCAGCCGAACTACTGGATCGGCGGCTTCAACACGACCATGGGCGAGCTGAAGATCAGCCCGAACATGCGCCTCGACAAGGTCCTGGCGGTGATTCAGCGCTTCAGCTGGGGCGGCACCGACTGCGCCCTGCCGATGGTGCACGCGAAGCAGCACAAGATGAACGTCGACAAGTTCGTGACCATCACGGACAACGAGACGTGGGCTGGCCGCATCCAGCCGGTGCAGGCGCTGCGGGACTACCGCGCACAGTTCAACGGTGGTGCGAAGTGCATCGTGATCGGCACCTCGACGTCGGAGTTCACGATCGCTGACCCGAAGGACGGCGGCATGCTTGACATCGCTGGCTTCGACAGCGCAGCGCCGCAGATCATCGCCAACCTGTGATCACCAAGGTGGTCATGGACCAGCCGAACCGCATGGTTCGGCTGGGTTTTGGGCGCAACAACGGTAGGTGGTTTGCTCGCATCGACCTGTGGTGGGTCGGCTTTAGGCTTACAGCGTCCTAAATACCTCAGGTGCCTTCTGCACCTGAGAGGACAGCGCAATGAAGCTTCTAGTGGCCCTCCTGCTGGGGATCGCAGGGTCGGCCTTTGCCGGCGAGGTAGTGGTGACCATCCAAGGACGGGTCGCTCCAGGGATCTACGGCAGCGTGGTTATCGGTGAGGCTCTACCCCAGCCGCGCTTCTATCACCCGCAGCCCATCGTCGTTGTCCCACAACCAACCGCGGTTGTCATCCAGCCGCTCTACCTCTACGTGCACCCCGTCCACCGTCAGCGCTGGGCGGACAACTGCTGGCGCTACGAGGCGTGCAATCGACCCGTCTTCTTCGTCCATGAGGACTGGGTCCGTGAGCGAGACCGCGACTGGCACCACTGGAACAACCCAAAAAGTCGAAACCGCGGGCACCGCGGGCACGATCATATTGGGAGTGATGGTCGCCACGGCAACGGGCACGACAAGAAGCCTCATCGCAGAGACCGCGACTGATCTCTAGCGTCAGCTAGGTCATAAATAGGTGACTTGGAGCACCTATGTACACCGCTGTCGTTGGAATCGTCGCGTCACGCGACAGAATAATCTACGAGTACTTCACAAGTTCTCTGTTCCCGCTTGCGGTCAGCGATGAGCTAGCTGTCGCAGAAGTAGAGCCGAATCGTGGTGATCTGTGGGGCCTGGCTGATGAGGGAATCTCTCTCGGTGTGGCTCCTTTGGCTGCGTCTCTTGTAGCCACAATCGTCTATCAGAACTACAACAACCCGCTGTGGAACGATGGCCTTATGGTGGTGCCGCCTGTCCCACAGGCGGCAGCGCTTGTAACCACCATTGCCTACGTGGACTACAACAACCCACTTCACGTTGATGCAGTGGGTGTTCAGGTGCCGCAACCACTGGCGGGTTCGCTTCAGGTCACCATTTCATACATCTCGTACAACAACCCCAGCGCTGCCGATGGACTTTCAGTTGCGCTCCCTCAGGTAATCTCAGGAACTCTATCATGATGCAGCTCAACACCGGTCTTCAGGGCGAATTTCGCCTGGTAGTTACTCACCCTGACGGTACCGAACAGGATACTGGCTGGTTTCCAAATCTCATTCTCAATCAGGGGCTGGACCGGTTAGGAATTGCAGGAAGCATCCTCATCCAGTATGCTCAAGTGGGAGCTGGAACTGGAACTCCGATAGCAACGCAGACCTCTCTGGAATCCTATGTTGCAGGTGCCAATTCCAACCCAACCAACTACGCCGAGACCTGCATCAACGAAGGGGCTCCTACCTATGCGGCGCTGCACACCTGGAGATACACCTTCACACAAGGTTCGGTGATTGGCAACATCACGGAGATCGGTGTGGGCTGGGGCGCAACAGGAGCGACGCTCTTTAGCCGCGCCTTGATTCTTGATGGGGTTGGTTCACCAACAACTATCACGCTGGTCGCCATCGATCAGCTGACGGTCTACTACCGCCTCCGGGTATTTCCTCCACTTGGGGACGCCACTGGAATTCTCAACATCAGCGGAACTGACTACAGCTACGTTGTTCGCGTCTCTAACGCCAGCAACTTCGCTACTGTTCAGTTTCTGTTCAACAGCGCAGATAACTTCTCAAAATCAGACAACACCACCTCAGGCTTCGCTTCGTATGGAGCGGGGTCTGTGCTGGGCTCGATTAACGGAACTCCTACTCTGCAGTCGGGTAGCGGTGGCCCCTCTACCACGGCCGCCTATACGCTAGGTACCTACTACCGCGATACAACCTTCAGCTTTGGCGTTGGGCAAGGCAATGCCACTGGTGGGATAGGAGCCCTGCGCTTCGTGTGGCCGCAGTCCTACAGCGTCATGCCGTTCCAGATGAGCCTTAGTCCAGTGCTACCGAAGGACAACACCAAGACGTTCAGCATCACGATGCGCTTCTCCTGGAACCGCGTATGATTCCAGGAAACACGTTCACCACTGTACCAGATCCAGCGGCTTTTCTCCCACCGTATGACGAGTCATTCGCACCGCTGCGTCAAACGGTTCCTGGCGGGATAGCCATCGGTAACGCAAGTCGTGGGCGTGACTATCAGAACTGGAGAGTTCTCTACTCGGAGGGCCTGATCACCGTGGCTCCAGTGGCTGGGGCGGTCGCCTTCAGTCTCCCAGTTCCAGATGTGCTAACCGTGTCGCTCGCTTTTGACAACAACATGGGCATCGTGCTTGCATGGCAGAGCCCCGCTGGTGCCAACCTCTACTACTTTGACACCGTCGCTGGAGCCTACGCTACGCGTCTCTTCACTGGAGTCACCAGTTGCCGAGTGGTTGTTGATGACGAGCGTGGCTTCTATACCCCAGCGTCTGACGTCATCTTTGGTTACACCCAGGCTGGAGCCCTCTACTGGCGTCAGCAGCGCGATCGCTATGACGTTGAACGACAGGTGGGGCTAACCGCTAACCTACTCGTGAAGCTTGCCCCGAATATCAACCGCCGCCTGCAGTTTGCGCTGTTTCATCGGCTTCCAGCGGACCTGTAACACATCGCCACTGTTACACAAAGACAGTGTACAGGAATCCTGGTTGATGTAAAATAGACCTATCAACAGCCAAGGACCGAAATGATCTCCAGCGCAATCTTCGTCCGAATCGTTCCCGCCGACCGCGACCGCGGCTTCATCTGCCTGGTCGGTCACGACGCCCAGGTCGTCCAGCGCACCGCAGTCCAGCAGCTCACCATCAGCGTCCCCACTCGCTCTGCCATCGACGCCGTTCTCGAGCGCGTTCGCGCCAACTACAACGCGTCGGAGCTCCGCAACGTCACCGCCGCCGGCGTCCAGAAGCGACTCGAAAAGCTCTTCAACGAAACCGCAATCGCTGCCTAAGGAGCACCCACATGGGCTTCCGTACCGTCGTCGTCCTCTACAACGATCAGTGCTCTGAGTGGGAGAAGGACCCCAACCTGGGGCGCAAGATCTCCACCGGCATGAACTACGCCATGAACCCGGACAACGGGGGCAATTTCAGCGGCGCCGACCTGAACTACGGCATGGTCGTCGAGTGCGCCCACGCCGACACCCAGCGCCTGCTCGCGCTGGATGGCTACCGCGCCCACTGGCTGCCAGGTGCCAGTCATTGGCGGCGGAACGACACGACCGAGGCCATGAAGCTGCGCCTGCTCAAGGAGGCAGCCGACGAGCTCGGCTACAAGCTGGTCAAGAAGCCGACACCTGCGAAACCAGCCTGGCATGCCCAAACCAATCTGCCAGCGTCAATGGATCCTGAGCAGTATCGCGACGGCTGATTACCAAGTCACCAGGAGTCACCCAGATGTGTCAGTGCTTTCAGATAGGTGGGCCCTTCATCGCTGAGGACCCTGAGTGCCCAGTGCACGGTATTGAGGCCCAGCGCCAGGCCCAGCGCCGCGACGAGGTGATCGCTGACCTCGATGCCGCCCTCGACTCCGAGGAACCTGAGCGCATCGAGGACTACGCCCGTCAGGCCCTGCGCTACCTCAAGAGCCTGTAACAGCCTGCTTTTGTTACACACTTGACCTGCGGTTGATGTATAATGCATCATCGCAACGGAGAAGCACACATGAAGATTCACCACGAGCACGTCGGCTCCATCTCTTGGATGGAGCAGCACCGCGCTGACTTCGACGCCATCATCGCCAGTGCGAAGGCTGGTGATGACCGCGCTGAGCTGCTCGTCGTCAACGGCGCCGCGCACTTCTACGGCCTGCTGTTCGACGACTATGGCACCATCGCCGCCCTGATCGACGCGATCGCGGGCATGGACCAGGAACTGGAGTTCAGCTGATGAAACCCCTCGAGTACTACAGCACGCCTGAGATCACCTTTCCGCGCAAGGAGGACTTCACGGTCGTCTACGTCTACAAGACGGGTCGAGTGATCCTGCAGTGCGCTGCACATGAGTGGCCGGACATCAAGGGCAACTACATCGGCTACACCGTCGAGCACGAGCTGGACAAGCTCGCCTTCAATGTTGCCAAGCAGACCTACGCCAACCGCTTCGCGCTGCTGACAGATGAGTTCAAGCGTGACCTGTTCGAAGAGCACGGTGTAACTGGACACCCGAAGGCCGAGCTTGCCTTCAAGCTTGCGTGGGACTACGGTCATTCCAGTGGTCTCAACGAGGTAGTCAGCTACTTCGAGGAACTTGTGGACCTCATCAAGTGATCGCCAACCCAACTGAGCTGCGGGACCGCCTGCGGGCCGTCTTCGAGGCGTCACCGCTGACGGTGGCCGGCCAGACCTTCAGCGCTGCCGACACCGACGAGGCGATCGAGGAGGTCATCGCCGGCATCGTCCGTTCCTACATGGCCGTAGGAGGCCCTACCGCCTGCGAGAGGATCGTGGGTGCCTTCTTCCTGGCGCTGCTGGAGAAGGAAGGCTAGGTTACACTTCTTTAGTGCACGCAGGTCCCTGGTGTGATACAATAGCACCATGGACAAGCTAACCAACTACGACAAGCTTCTCATCGCGGCCAGGTACTGGCTTCTTGGTTCGGCCCTCTACGACGACAGGTACTACAAGGTCCTTGAGGCCATGGAGTACGGTCGAGAGCGCCACGACGGTACCCGCAACGGCGGTGCCCCCGAGTTCATTCACCAGCTCGGCATCTTTCACCACCTGCGGACGATGCACGCGCACATCCGCAACCCCCACGTCGTCTACACGCTGGTGTTCCTGCACGACGTCGTCGAGGACAAGAACGTCCCCCTGCTTGAGATCGAGCGCCGGTTCGGTGCTGAGATCGCGCGTAAGCTGGACCTTCTCTCCAAGGAGGTCCTCGGTGTCAAGAAGGAGAACTACTCGCTTGACCCCGTGTTTGAGGATGAGGACGCGTCGGTCGTCAAGGGCGGTGATCGAGTGAACAACGTGGCATCGATGGTAGGCGTCTTCAAGCGCCCCCGCCTGGAGCGCTACGTCAAGGAGACCACAGATGAGTTCTTCCCCCGGCTCAAGGAAGCCCGCCGCCGGTTCCCGCACCAGGAACCGATCTACGAGGCGATCAAGCTCGAGCTCACCAACCAGCTCACCCTCATCGAGCACATCCTCGAAGGCTACGTCCCCGACGGAACCGCCCCTGAGCCCCGTCGGGCGTGAGCCGTTCGATGATCGGCCTCAGTCACGTGATTCAGGTGGCTGGCCCTTTCCAACCGGCGGCTACGGCGTCCTTGGGTGAGCCTTCTTCTGGAGAAAATTCTTGTCACACCGTATTCCAATCAAGCAGGCAGAGGGCTTCGCTGTAGCGAACGACCTCCAGCAGGTCATCATCTTCGGTCACGACGCCACCGGCGTCACGCACGTCTTGACGTGGGGCGACACCGCCGAGCGGGCAGCAGCGGCCGCCGCTGGAGCCAACCGCATCAAGAAGGACTGGGGTTGGCCTGAGGACACCCTCGCCGAGTCCGCGAAAGTGACTGCTCTAAGGGCTGAGCTGGCAGCGGCGCAGGCACGAATTCAGGAACTGGAAGCCAGCGACGTTGAGCCTGCTGTTCAGCGAGCTGTTCACGTCATCGAAGGCACCGAGTACGAGCGTGGCTGGGGTCAGCGGCCTGATGGCTACGCCGCCTTCCTGACGAAAGCCGATGCTGAGGCCTACATCGCTTCCTACGACAAGCGCTTTAACAGCGAGCCGGTGGTACCTGACGAGTACACCAAGTACTCGTACATCGGAATTCTCGAGTGCAGCGAGGCGTTCTTTCAGGCTGCCAAGTGTGCCTCCAATCAAGCTGGGAAGCACTTCCAGTACCGCACGGAGCTGACGAAGTAACCACTATGCCCGCCTGTATTGATGATCCCATTGAGCGGCGCCTAGCGCTTCAGGACTTTGAGCTCCTGCTGCAGCGCCCGCCGAATTTCTTCTCACTGTGCGCCGAGCGACAGTGGGAGGAGGACAAGCTGCTGGGCGCGCTTGACGCCTGGGTGGAGAGCCGCTACGTCACCGACGAGATGCGCGCCCGTTGGAAGGCCCACTTTGGAAGGGAGCTCAAGTGATCAAGCTGATCGTCGCCCTTGACATGGGCAACGCCATCGGGTGGTCAGACGGCCGCCTGCCCTGGCGAATTCCCGCTGACATGAAGCGCTTCAAGGAGCTGACGACCGGTCACACCGTCGTCATGGGCTTCAAGACCTTCCAGTCGCTTGGCCGCCTCGATGGACTGCCCAATCGCACCAACTACGTTCTGACGCGCAAGCACATTCGAGAGATGTTCGGCGTCTTCGGTAATGACGTCAACGTCATCTCTAGCCTGGACTACGTGCGACAGCTGGCCAAGCGGGACAAGGGGGACATCTGGCTGATCGGCGGCGCCTCGGTGTACGAGGAGGCCCTTGCTACTGGCATCGTTGACGAGATGTACATCACGTTGGTCCACGAGGAAAGCGGTGCCGACGTGCGGCTGGCCATTGACCTGGCGGCGTGGAAGCTGTTCGTGCTGCGCTCGCCGCACAGCTGGGAGGTGGCGGACCTCAGTGCACCTGAACCTGCCCCTGGTGTACCGTCCTGCTCCTACCTGCACCTGATTCGAAATGCCGCGGCGTCGTGATCCCATTGTTCGCCCATGGCGCTTCCTGTTGGTGATACCAGTCATCTGGCTTGCCACACAGTTCGAAAACAGCTGGCTCGGATTTACGTTCGGCGTTCTGCTGGCTGGTGTCACTGGACGCCTGTTTCCAATCAATGAAGAACGGCCTCCGCGAAGGAAGCCACCAAGTGAAGAGGACCCACCACATGAGCAATGAGATCTACCGAAGCACCGTCATGGGTAACGAGATGACCCCGCTCGTAAAGGTGGAGTGCCTGCCACCTGCCGAGCTTGCGGTGTGTCACCGCATCGCCGACCTCGGCGTGGTGATTGCAGAAGCTAGATTGGCTGAGAGCGAGATCACACAGCTGCGTAAAGACTGCAAGCACCACTACTTCAGTGACACCGCGGGCTTTCTATACGACCTTCGCCACTGCGTCGTCTGCGGCGCTCACATGGGACTGGTATGAGCATCTTCAATCCAAAGGGCTTCGATACCATCATTGGTAAGGACGTCGTCATCACCGGCGTCATGGTCCTCAATGGCACCGTCGTAATCGACGGTCACTTCAGCGGCCAGAGCATTCACTCTACTCAGAACATCGAGAACAAGAAGCGGAACGTCCTGCACGTGAACGGCACTGTAGATGTGCAGGACGTCATCCTCAGCCACGACCTCACTGTCACCGGCACCGTCACCGCGAAGGAGGTGCGCGTCGAAGGCACCCTTGCGGTGAAGGCCGGCGCGAAGGTGAAGGCTGACGCGATCTTCTACCGCACCCTGATGGTCGAGCCAGGTGCGGTGCTCCTAGGCCCTATGATGCACCTCGACCATGTATCGCAAGGTGAGCAGGTGTAACCTACTTGCCTATCTGCAACAACGCTCTGTTGGTATAGAATCAACTTCTGAATCGCCTAAATACCACAGACACATCAACTGAAGGACACCCATGTCGTCGCTGTCTTCTCTTACCTCGACCTTCGCCAGCAAGTTCGCTCAGCCTGAGCTCCTCACCCTCGAGGACTACCTGCAGCGCTGCCGAGTTGACTCAATGGCCTATGCCTCTGCCGCTGAGCGGATGGTGGCCGCCATTGGCCTACCTAAGGTCGTCGACACCAGTGAGGATGTGCGCCTGTCGCGCATCCACTCCAACAAGAAGATCCGTATCTACGAGTCGTTTCATGACTTCTTCGGCGCTGAGGAGGCGATTGAGCGCATCGCCGCCTACTTCCGTAACTCCGCAGCGGGCCTCGAGGAGGCCAAGCAGATTCTCTACCTGAAGGGCCCGGTCGGCGGCGGCAAGAGCTCGCTGGCGGAGCGCCTGAAGGTGCTCATGCAGAAGCTGCCCATCTACGTGCTCTACGACGAGACCGAGAAGGACCTTGAGAAGAAGCTGTCGCCGGTGTTTGAGAGCCCGCTGGGGCTGTTCAACGACTACGAGCACGGTGAGATGCTGAAGTCCGAGTACGGCATTCCCCGCCGCTACCTCAACACCGTCATGAGCGGCTGGGCGCAGGAGAAGCTGAAGGAGTTCGGCGGCGACATCACCAGGTTCAAGGTGGTGAAGATCTTCCCGAACAAGGACGCTCAGATCGGCATCATGAAGGTGGAGCCGGGCGACGAGAACAACCAGGACGTGTCGGTTCTGATCGGCAAGGTCGACATCCGCAAGCTCGAGAAGTTCCCGCAGAACCACCCGTACGCCTACTCGTACAGCGGCGGCCTGAACCGCACCAACCAGGGCCTGATGGACTTCGCTGAGATGTTCAAGGCCAACATCAAGACCCTGAACCCCCTGCTGATGGCCACGCAGGAGCACAACTACAACGGCACCGAGGCCATCCCGTCGATGCCCTACACCGGCGTCATCATGGCCCACTCGAATGAGTCTGAGTGGTTCAACTTCCGGAACAACAAGACCAACGAGGCCTTCCTCGACCGCGTCTACATCGTTGACGTGCCGTACTGCCTGCGCTACGAGGAGGAGGTCAGGATCTACGAGAAGATGCTGGCCAGCTCCTCGCTCGCCGACGCGCCTCGCGCTCCTGGCACCCTGCGAATGCTCGCTCAATGGAGCATCCTGACGCGCCTGAAGAAGCCTGAGAACAGCACCATCTACGCCAAGCTGCGCGTCTACAACGGCGACAACGTCAAGGACACGATGCCGAACGCGAAGCCGTACGAGGAGTACCGCGACGCCGCCGGCAACGACGAGGGCATGAAGGGCATGTCGACCCGCTTCGCCTTTAAGACCTTGTCGGCGACCTACGACCTGCGCCCCGAGGAGCAGCAGGCCAACCCGATCGACCTGATGTACATCCTCGAGGAGTCCGTCAAGAAGGAGAACCTCGTCAAGGAAATCACCGACGAGTACCTCGACTTCATCAAGTCGCACCTGCAGCCGCGCTACTTCGAGTTCCTGGAGAAGGAGCTGCGCACGGCCTACCTCGAGAGCTATCGCTCGTTCGGCCAGAACATGTTCGAGCGCTACGTTCTCTTTGCCGAGGCGTGGATCGCTGACGAGCAGTGCCGCGACCCTGAGACCCACACCCTGATGGACCGCGAGAACCTCAACAAGAAGCTCGAGGAGATCGAGAAGGCGGCAGGCATCACCAACGCCAAGGACTTCCGGAACGAGATCGTGAACTACGTGCTGCGCTTCAAGGCAAAGCACGAGGGCAAATCACCGGCCTGGGATGAATACGAGAAGATCAAGACGGTCATCGAGAAGCGGATGTTCTCCGCGACCGAGCAGATCATGCCGGTCATCGCCTTCGGACCGAAGCAGGACAAGGAGACTGAGGAGAAGCACCGTGGCTTCGTTGAGCGAATGGTCGAGAAGGGCTACACCGAGAACCAGGTCAAGATCCTGGTCAGCTGGTTCTCCAACAACCGCAAGAGCTCGTGATGTTCACCGCCATCGACCGCTTCAACAGCTGGTATGACAAACAGCAGGACCCATGGCGGTTTCTGATCTTCATGGGCCTGATGTTCGTCTCGGTCTTTGCGCTGCACCTGGGCCTCGTTGTAAAGAACCTTCCTATGATGGCGGTAGGGCTGATCACCACCTCTGTGGTGGTCGTCATCGCGGTGGTTCGAGCCAGCGGGCACAGAGGCATCCTGCATCGCAAGGTCGGGTACGCGATAATGGGAGTCTGGACCTTTGTTGTTCTTGCAACTATGGTGTTCTTCCTATGACCCTACCTACGACCACGTTCATCTTCATTGACCGCCGCCGAACCGGGCGCGGCAAGTCGTTGAACAACCGCAACAAGCTTCTCGATCGCGTCAAGGAAAGCATCCGCGCCGCCAAGCCGGAGGACATCGACGCCGGTGGAGTCAAGGCAGCCGGTGGCGGGGCTGCCTCCAAGGCCTTCAGTAACCCAGTCAAGATCGCCAAGAACGCGCTGCACGAACCTACCTACCGCTATGCTCCAAACAGCGGTGAACGTGAGATAGTGTTGGTCGGCAATGACCACTGGGAACGCGGTGATGAGTTCCCAATTCACCAAGATGAAGATAAGAACGGTGCCTGCAATGGTGATGCCGACGAAAATGGAGACGGCGAGGACGACTTCATCATCAACATCAGCCGCAACGAGTTCTTCGATGTCTTCTTTGAAGACTGCGCGCTACCTGACCTGCAGGAGACCGTTGAGAAGGACCTACCTGACGCCGTGTGGAAGCCAGCTGGCTTCCAGAAGGAGGGCAACGCCTCGCAGCTCAGCGTCATCCGCTCCTTCCGCAACTCCATCGGTCGGCGGCGTGCGCTGACTGTTGAAGCCCGTGAGGAGCTCGAGGAACTGGAAAAGGAACTTCGTCAGCTGGAGGAAGGGGTGCCTGGCACCGAGTACCTCACCGCTGAAGCTCGCTTTACCCGCATCAAGGAGCTAACTGCACGCATCGAGGAGCTGGCTACTCGCATCACCATCGTGCCCTTCTTCGAGAAGGTAGACCTGCGCTTCCACAAGTCGGAACGCGTTATGGTCAAGCAGGCTGACGCGGTCTTCATCATGGTGATGGACATCAGCGGCTCAATGGACGAGGACAAGAAGCGGATGGCCCGCAAGTTCTTCGCGCTGCAGTACGCCTTCATCAAGCGAATCTACCCAGCCACCGACCTCATCTTCATCGCGCACACCAACGACGCTGAGGAGATGACAGAGGAGGTGTTCTTTACCACACGCAAGAGCGGTGGCACCGTCGTTTCACCGGCCTTCGCGCTGGCACACGCCATCATCAAGAGCCGCTACGACGCCCAGCTGACAAATATCTACCTCTCCTATGCTGGTGACGGTGATAACTGGGAGAGTGACAACCCAGCGGTCATCGCTGAAATTGAAGAGAAGGGCCTACTTGCCAAGCTACGGCATGCAGTCTACGTGCAGGTCGGAATGTCAATCGCAGGGACCTTCACCTACAGCAGCGGGGTCTCGCTCTGGAACGTCATGCAGTCCATCTCGAAGACCAACTCGAAGCTGCACACCATCAAGATTGGTGACGAGGGTGAGGTCTTTAACGCCTTCAGGACGATCTATGCCAAGAAGGAAAAGTCATGAGCGAGCCGCTGCTTATCACGAGCCACACTGACTGGTCACGAGAGCTCATTGAGCGTGTCTACTATGAGATAGAGAAGATCGCTCTTGAAGAGCTGGAGCTTGGGGGTCTTCTCTATCCAAACCAGATAGAGATCATCTCAGCTGAGCAGATGCTCGATGCCTATGCCTCCATTGGCATGCCGGTGCACTACAACCACTGGTCCTTTGGCAAGGAATTCCTGCGCAACGACAAGGCCTACAAGCGCGGCCGCATGGGCCTGGCCTACGAGATCGTCATCAACAGCGACCCCTGCATCTCCTACCTAATGGAGGAGAACAGCATGCTGCAGCAGACGATGGTCATCGCGCATGCTGCCTTTGGGCACAACGCCGTCTTTCGCAACAACGAGACCTTCAAGCAGTGGACCAGCGCCGGGTCGATCATCGACTACATGATCTTTGCTCGTGACTACATTCGACGCTGCGAGCAGCGTTACGGCGTGGATGAGGTTGAAGACCTGTTGGATGCCGCTCACGCCCTGGCCCCACACGGCGTCGACAAGTTCAAGCGCAAGCACCGGCCAAAGCTTACCGACGAGGCGCGGCTGAAGCTGCTCATGGAGCGTGAGGAGAAGCGCCAGCGTGAGCTGGACATCATCATGAAGAAGACCAGCTTCAAGGATGATGAACTTGTTGACGACGACCACGAGAAGATTGAGGATGAGGAGAACCTGCTCTACTTCATCATGAAGAAGTCGCCGTCAATGGAGCAGTGGAAGCGCGAGGTGCTGCGTATCGTCTGCAAGGTCAACCAGTACTTCTATCCACAGGGGCAGACGAAGAACCTCAACGAGGGCTACGCGACCTTCTGTCACTACTACATCATGACGCGCCTGGAGGAGAAGGGCATCCTCTCGCCGGATGCCTTCATGGCCTTCTTGGACCATCACTCAGGGGTCATCTACCAGCCAGGTTACAACTCGAGGTACTACAGCGGTATCAACCCCTACGCGCTTGGCTTCGCTATCCTACAGGACGTGAAGCGTACCTGCGAGAAACCCACCGACGAGGACCGCGAGTGGATGCCGAAGCTCATTGGCAAGCGGTGGCAGGACGCCGTCAAGGAGGCGGTGTTCGAGCACCGTGACGACAGCTTCATTCAGCAGTACCTCTCACCAAAGGTCATCCGCGACCTCAAGCTGTTCAGCGTGCACCTTGACTTCCGAGATGAGGACGCTGAGCATCCAGCGTTCGTGTCGGAGATCCACGACGAGGTGGGGTACAAGGCTATCCGAGTTCACCTAGCTCGCTCCTATGAGCGCATCAACCACGTGCCACAGATCAAGGTGGTCGGTGCTGACCTGGAGGGAGATCGCAAGCTCAAGCTCAAGTACGAACCGTACCTTGATCGTGAAATTGCCCCAGAAGATGCCGCCTCGGTCACCGACTACGCGGATGAGCTGTGGGGCTACTCTGTCGAGCTAGATATACCCGATGCTCCCAAAAACTGATCACCTGTTCTGGCTGCGACACGATGAGGACGCGTTTGAGCGTGAGCGCAACCGCCTGATCAGCGACTACATCAAGTCACTGCCTGAGGAGCGGCGAGCAGCCGCCTACTTGATGCAGCTGCGAATTGACGAGGCGCGCCTTCGCCTGAGTCAGGAGGAGCTGCTGATGTGGATGCAGCGCGAGGCAGTGGAACTGGCCGCTAACCTAGGTGACCAGTTCAGCTACCTCGGTCACCGCGCTCAGGACCTCAAGCAGCAGCTCGACGCGTCTGAATCAGCTGGATGAAGCGATAGCCAAGGTCAGGACCGCCGAAGCGCGGGTCCTTAGGACGCGTATGATGGTGTCCGTGCAGCCACTCACCACCGGTGAAGGCGACGGCCTCAGCCCACGGTAGGTCCAGCGGGCCCTTCGCCCCGTGTGCATAGACCTGGTGCAGCGAGCCAACCAGGTGAAGCCACCCCAGCGGGGCGAGGTAGCCGAAGAGCAGTACCCATGGTGAGATGAGCCAGAGACCAACCACGGTGCCACCGACCACCAGCACGTAGTAGCGGTGGAGGAAGCGGTGCAGCGGGTCGCGGTAGAGCCGCGTAAGCACCCGTCGGTTGAAGGTCGTTGGTCGGTTGCTCTTCCAGAAGAGGTAGCGCCAACCAGTGTAGTGCGGGTCTCGGTCGGTATCTGCGAACTGATGATGGGACGCGTGCATCGCGGGCCACTGCACCGTAGAGCCGTAGATCGCTAGCGTGCCGAGGTAGGCAAGAATACCGTGCCACAGACGGCTGGCTCGAAAGGCACGGTGGCAGAAGAGTCGGTGCAGCCCAACGGTGACGCCCATCAGAATGAGAAAGGTACTAAGCACCTGTAGCACCAGCCACCACGGGCTGACGACGCCAGTCGTCACCACCCAGCCTGCGTAGATCAGCGCCGCCAGCCCCGCGTAGGACGCCACCGGCGTCATGAGCAGGCGGTGGTTGAAGAGGCGGTCAAGACGGAGCATTCGAGTGGGTGAAGTCAAGCAGGATGGTGTATTTACGGGCGACCACCTGGACCTGCTCTGAGCGCACAGCAAAGGTGCTCTCTTCGTCGAAGGTGCGGTCTTCAATCTGTACCTGCCCTAAACAGACCAGCGCCTTGAAGCCAGCATCTACTGATAGGGTCTGCCCTTCCTCCAGCACTATCTTGGTTACCTGTGGCAGCTGACCGCGGTGAATCATGAAGCCGGCTGGAATGCAGACCCGCGTCGTCGGTTCTACGTACCGCAGCGTGAAGGTGCCGTCGAGCCCAACTGGTTCATGCTCTGAGGATAGGATACCGGGAACTCGATCGCCGCGTCGTTCGCCGTCGAGGTAGAACTCAGCGCGGCCCTTCGTGAAGAGCGTCAGCGCGCGGGTCATCATCTCATCACCGCCGACGGTCTGCCAGCTACCAGTTGGAAAGTCCCTGAAGGTGACCACCCAACCAAAGACGCGCTTAAGCCGGGTCTGGTCGCGACCGTGGGCGTCGTGCAGCGTCTCCTTCATACGGAGGCTTCACGCATCTCCTCTAGGACGCTGTAGACGATGGCGCGCAGGTACTCCTCATTCCAGGAGCCAATGACGTTGGCGTTGTCGCTCAGTGGCTCCGCTGGATCTACGTCGTCGATGACGTCATCCCCGTGCATTCCTGGCTGAACGTCGGCAAAGGCCGTTTCCGCTCGATCCCAGTCTGCCACAGGAGCATAGGCTTTGACCCACACGCCGAGGTTCTCGCCAAACGGCGGCATGGGGAGGTTCAGGGTAGTGCGCGCCCCTTCATGGGTGTACTCAACCAGCATGGCCCCCTGGCCCGCGTCGACCTCAACGATCTTCCAGGTAAACTCTTTCATCTGTGTATCTCCTCGCTCTATTTACGATGCTGTACCGAGGCGAGTTCCAGTAGAAATCCAGGTTACGTTGGCCTGACCAACGAGGTAGGCGCCGGCGGCGCCACCACCACCTGGTGTTCCACTCGAGCCCGGACCACTGCCTGAAGAACCAGCGGAGCCAGCGGAGCCCCAGGCGCCGGCGGCGCCGCCGGCGCCTGCATTTACGGTGTTGCCAGATGAACCACCACCACCACTACCAGTGGTGGTGAGGGTCGCAGTGGTCCCGCTGGTCCCGTTGTTATGGTCAATTGTGTGTCCTGACACATTGGGGTTGGAACCCCCTACCCCATTAACACGACCACCGCCTCCACCCCCACCTGAGCTGGCGATAGTGTATCCCTTGCCGTCGCTGTAGAGACGACCTGCGCCACCGCCTCCTCCGCCTCCTCCACCAGCTATGGTACCGTTGTTGTCTATGGTGGTAGGGAGCTGCACGTGAAGGGCGGGTCCGCCTGCGCCGCCCGCTGTTGCCGCGCTGTTTCCAGCACCGTTTCCGCCGGCACCACCACGGCCAGCGATGTTGCCGTTGTTGATGATGTAGATGGTGCTGCCTGAAGCCCAACCGGTCCCTGTATCAACTCCGTATTCTGAAGTGGTCGTGGCGTAGACATAGACTCCAGAGTTGATGGTGAGCACCACTGTAGTCCGCTGGGTCGGGCTACCCGCTGCAACTCGAATGTCGTAGTTGGTGGTATCAGCGGAGAGTGTCAGGCGGATTACATCAACACCTCTAAACTCCCCCATTCCAATGGTGCCGCTGGTCGGGATAGCGCTACCATCGGTCGCTGAGGTGTGCTGATTAGGCGGGACGTATGTCCCACCTCTGTAGTACTCAGAAAGCGAGATAGGGTTAGCCCCACCAAACTCAGTTTGAATGTTTCCCAGTGAGACCGGGCCGGTCGGAGTTGTCATCTTAGCTCCTGTCTTTCTTTAGCTCATCCACCTCGGCCTTCAGCTCCTTGATGGCTTCAATCAGCAGCCCAACCAGGTTGCCGTAGGCGACTGACAGCATTCCAGTGGTGCTCTCATGGACCACCTCTGGAACCACCGCCTGAACGTCCTGTGCAATTAGCCCCATGCCGTGCTTGCTGGTGTCGGCGCGTTGGAAGGTTACCCCCTGCAACCGTCCTACAGTTTCGAGGGCACCGCAGATTGACTGAATGTTGACCTTGAGGCGGCGATCCGAGAAGGCGGTGATGTCACCATCGGCAACCACCGTGCCAGCATGCGTGACGGTGAAGACGTCCGAGCTAGCACCGTTGCCAACGCGAAGGGCCAGCTGCGAACCTGAGCCACCGTTGTCCCAGTTGATGATGACCGCGTTGCCAGCTGCTGCATTGAGGTGCAGGTTGGGGGTCAGGCGAATGGCGCCGTTCGGGGGTGAAAATCCGTTGATCGTGGCGATGTTGTCAAAACGGGTGATCTGATCGCAGAAGTTGGTAAGCGTGTAGTAGCGAATGTACGCGTCATCCGATGCGTACACTCGAGTGATAGGTGTCGTGCCGTTGTTACCTGAGATCGTGTTGATCCAACCAAAGTCAGTGTAGCCGCTGCCGTTGGTGCGCACGATCTGATTAGCAACGTTGTTGACGCCGGTGGACACCGACAGTCCATCAACCGTGCCAGCGTTACCGGTGATGTTGATGGCCCAGGTACCTGATGCTCCACCACCAGTTAGAGTCGGCGAGAAGTTGCTGTAGTTGGCCTCATGTAGCACGGTGCGCCACGGCTGCCAGGTAAGGTTGTCAGTTCGGTTGCGAAACTCGAACAGCTCCCCAGGTCCGGTGTTGTAGGTATGACGGTACTGGACAGTGCCAGCAGATCCGCCCGGGTTGAATACCAGCACTGCCTTGCTGAAGCCTGAGTTGTCCTCGTTGTAGAAGCCATGACTGGTCGCGGTGTTGATGCTAGCTAACGCGACTGTTCCACGACTGACCATCATCTGCGATGTATCGATGCCATTAAGTAGGTTCGCGTTGGAAGCTGTGCCATTAAGTGTCGCGGTTATGGTGCCGGCGCTGAAGTTACCGCTGCCGTCACGGTAGACGATGCTGTCAGCCGTGTTGGCACTGGTGGCGTCTGATGTGACCGTTGGGTTGCCGCTGACACCGGTGCCGTTGACAATGGAAAGCCCGTTACCGGCGACCGCGATGCTGCGGTTGGCAGCGGCACCAGCCGCGGTCTGAACGATGATTCCAGTTCCACCAAGGCCGGCGATACTGGTCAGCAGTGAATCAGCTGGCTGGAAACCAGTGATGGCGGTGTTGGTCGCGGCAGTGACCCGTCCCTTGGCGTCAAGCGTGAGCACAGGAACAGTTGTGGAGTTTCCGTAGGTACCAGCGGTCAGCGTTGGGACCGTCGCTAGAGAGAGCGCCGGCCCAGCGAGGTTGAAGTCGGTATTGATATTGAGCGTCAGCGAGGTACCACTGAAGGTCAAGCCGTTGCCGTTCTTCACTGAGATGACAGCACCGGCGGTCACGATACCGTTGCCAGCTACCGCACCACCCGCCGCTGAGAACTGCGCCCAGCTGATGGGGCTGACGTTGATGGTGGTAACTGGCAGGGTCTGGACCCAGGCGGTGGCTGCCCAGAGAGCACCTTCTCGTACGAAGACAGCTGCCGCGTCAAGCTCGTTCTGAGGTGAGTTGTCGGCGTCAGGTGCCCGTGACCAAGCGGTTGATGAGACCAACCAGATGCCGTTCTGTGAGGTGGTGGTCTGGTCCTTGACCAGAACACGGTCATTGGCGACCAGCGCGACGCCGTCAATGGTCTGCAGCCCATTCAGCGTGATGTTGGCGGTGGTTGCAACCCGCACCGCCGGCTTCCAGAAGATGCCCTGAACCAGGTTATCAACGTAGTCGCGGTTGGCTGCGTCGGTGCCAGCGGACGGGGTCGCCAGCCCGGTAATACCGAAGCCGCCCATTGCCAGGCTACCTTGCATCGCCTGTGAACCGTTACGCGCCAGCTTGGTGGAGGTCAGCGTGTTCAGCTGCGTCTGGATGGAGGAAGTCACCCCTATCAGGTAGTTCGCTTCAGATGACGTGAGAGTAGGCAGACTGAGCCCATCAAGAAAGGTGTTCTGCACCGCTGTTAGGTGCAAGCCATCGTCAGTGGCGTGTGTAGAAAGCGCGGTGCTTCCGCTGGACGCGTTGTTGTTGATCTGCGTTTGAAGGCTGCTTAGAGCCGTATTTTGGGTGTTGTTGACAGCGACAATGGCGTCTAGCTGCGACTGAACTGGTCCAGTTACCCCGTCGACGTAGTTGAGCTCAGCAGCGGTCAGCGTACTAGCAAGCCCGTCTAGCAGGGTGTTCTGCTCTGGCGTGAGGTGCCGCGCGTCGTCAGCCGCGTGGGTGCTGGCGCTGGCTCCAAGTGTGTCTAGCTGTCCTTGAATTGGAGCAGTGACGCCATCGAGGTAGTTGATCTCAGTGGATGAGACAGTGGAGTTGATGCCATCCAGCAGAGTGTTCTGCTCAGAGGTAAGGTGAAGATCGGTTCGATTCTCGTGCGTCGTTAGCCCTGTTGAGCCAACCTCTGCCCAACCAGTGCCGGTGTAGACGCGCAGCTCGTTGAGATCAGTACGATAAAAGAGCTCGCCGGTGTCTGGGTCAGCAGGTTCAGCGGTGCCACGTGGCACCGTCAGGTTAATGACCTGCGATGTTTCAGTTACCTGGGGACGGTCAATCAGCATCTAGTTCTCAATAGTAGGTGGCAGCTGTATTTATCCAGCACCAGGGTTTCAGTTTTCATGCCGAGCAAGCCGTGTCTCGAGATCCCGTACCTTGGCGCTGAGCTCCTTGACTGACTCGATCAGCAGCGCCACCATGTTGCCGTAGGCAACACCCTTGAAGCCGTCCTCACCAGTCGTCACGACTTCAGGTAGCACCTCCTCGACCTCCTGTGCGATAACGCCGGCGTGGCGTTTTCCCTCTTCTTCTGGCAGGTCGCTGCGGGTGTAGGTATAGCCATTGAGTCGCTCCACCTTCGCAAGGGCATCTGGGATGAGCTGTAGGTTGTCCTTGACACGACGATCTGAAAAGGCAGTTACCTCGCCGCCAGCGTAGACAGCACCAGTCAGACCAATACCACCTGTTACTTGAATGGAGCCAGTCGTGGTGCTTGTTGCTGCTGAGCCAGCATCGGCAGACAGCACTCCACCGATAAAAACCGCGCCCGAGATGCCGGCACCACCGGTAACTCGCAGTGCACCTGTTGTAGTACTCGTTGAAGCGGTGCCAGCGGCTGCGTAGAGCTGGCCACCTGCTTGAATGGTAGCCGACGATTGAATTTCACCTGCACCTGGAGGTGCCACACCCACACCAAGACCAAAGGCAGTTGCAGGACCGGCGGCGGTACCACCGATCTGAATGCCACCGGTAAAGTAGTTGTTGCAATCTGAGACGATGTAGACACCGTATCGGTTGGTGATCGTCCCTGTAACTGTGCCAAATGAACCATAGTACAGGTAACCGGTGGCTATATTGGAACCTGCAGCAGAGGAGGAGAAAGTGGAGTTCACGCCATACGCTTGGTCGGTGGCGGCGGTGGCCCCATTCAGCAAGATGTTGAACCTACCACCATACATGTTCTCTACGTTAAAGTAAGTGGCGTCAGCTGACTGATGGGCTGCTTGACCAAACACTCCAGTTAGACTGCCCTCACCATTAACGGAGGTGCCAGCGGTGGCACTAGTCCGAGCTAAGCCATAAAAAGCATAGTCGTGTGATGAGAAAGCCTCGGCAGACTGGTCCTGTTGCTCTACGAGGCTGTAGACACCAAAGTGGCTGCGGTCCCCAGTCAGCGTGCTTGACGTGATATTCAGCGTGCTTTGAATGCCGTACCGCGTTGCGTTTGCCGACACATCAAAAGATGAAACGGCGCTCGCGCTTGTCGAGGGAACGCCGGCACGAATTCCGAGACCACCGGTGACATTGGTGTTGCCAGATGCGTCAAATGAGATCGCCTGTGTTCCAGCTGTGGTGATGGCTAGCTGATCAGCAGCAGGGCTGTAGATGCCCGTGTTGGAGTCACCTGAGAACGAGATAGATGGAACCGTTACCGTACCAAGCGGGACGATGACGTTTCCGGTAAGCGTGCCAGTAACGTTGCCAGTAACGTTGCCAGTAAGAGCCCCCGTAACTCCACCTAGAGCGTCTATGTTGCCGTCAATGCGGCACTCACCGCCATCAATCCACAGCGCGTAGGTGTTGGTGAGGGTAGTATTGGTGCCAGCGACGGGGGCACCAGCGATGTACATCGTGGCGGCGTTGGTTACCGTAATGGCGTTGGTGGAGGCAAACGTTGGAGTGCTAAAGGAGTTCGCCATCCGTGATGACACGGTTGCTGCAGCTGCCGATGAGTTGTCAGTAACTGTACCTGCGGTCCACTGCGAGGTGCAGCCCGAGGTTGTCCATGAAGGCACTGACAGCCCACTGGAGGAGCCAGAGACCTTGCCGCCGAATGCCGCGAGACCGCTTGACAGGCTAAACTCGCTAACGCCTGCTGTCGCAAAATTGATGGTGTCAGCAGCGGAGCTGTAGATGCCAGTGTTGGGATCACCGCTGAAGGTGATAGATGGGGTGGCAGCTGCTCCGAGCGGTACGGTTACGGAGGTGGGGGTAATGGCTTCCAGAGAAAGAGCGATAGTGCCGCTGCTTGTGACAGGTGAGCCGCTGACACCGATGCCGTTGGCACCACTGACACCCACTGACACCACGGAGCCAACGGTCTGCGTGGTCCAGGTTGGGGCGCTACCGCTGCCAGCGGAGGTTAGCACCTGCCCGCTGGTACCGTAGTTCGCACCGCTTAGCCCGATGGCGCCTGACGCGGCGACGCGCAGCCGCTCGAGGCTGCTGGACCCAGTGTGAAAGGTGATGAAGCCAGCTGCGTCGTTGGAGTAGAAGCCAAAGTCGTGAGTGGAGGTCGTGAGCTCGATGTAGGCTTCTGTGGAGGCACCCAGAGTAGGGTTGAACGAGATGAACGGGGTCGTACCTGCCAGAAGAACGTTGCCCGTGGCACCTATGTTACCAGCCACAGTCAGCTTGAAGGAGCTGCTTGGTGCCGTCGCAATACCAACGTCACCGGCGCTGCTGATGCGCAGCCGCTCAGTTCCTCCAGTGGTGATGGCGAAGGTATCCGCTGCAGGGCTGAAGAGACCGGTGTTGGTGTCGCCGCTGAAGTAGAGCCCTGGGGTTCCTACAAGACCAGCGGTGATGCCTAGCGCGCCAGTCATCAGGTCCCCTGCCTTCTGGACATAGGACGCGTTGACAAGAGAGGTGATGTCGCTCACCACCACTGGAGTGGTTCCTGCCACTCGACCGTAGGCGTCACGCGTCAGCTTAAGGAAGGTGCCGGTGCCAAGGTCAGTGACTGTGGCGAGGTCGATGTTGTCTGGGTTGACGACGATTCGAGTGGCGCTGCCTGTGCCGATGTCAAAGGTCGTGCCAGTGAGAGTGAGACCGGCGCCACCAATGTAGGCGCCGGTACCTGAGAACTGGTAGAAGACGATAGGGTCAGTACCGACGGTCGTAACTGTCTGCGTCTGGACGTAGCCTGTGTTGGCACGGGTGGTACCGCCTTGGTTGAAGACGAAGTCACCCGGTTGAATCTCATCTGCCGTATCAAAGTCAGTCGCGCGGGTCAGGACCCACTGCGTCGAGGCTGAGCCAACGTTGGTGACGACGTAGATACCGTTGTGGGCGGTGTTGGATTGACCACCTAGCAGCACTCGGTTGCCTACTACCGGGTTGACCCCGTCCACAACGAGGACACCGTTAGCGGAGGCAGTTAAGGTAGCTCCTTCACCAGCGGTGCCGTTCGCGTAGGTAGCTGGAAGGTTGACAGCAGACCCCACCTGCGAGGCAGCGTGGACATTGAGCCCTTCCTTGATGGCGTCCACGTAGGACTTGGTGGCTGCCTCAAGGCTGGTCGCTGGGTCGCCTGCTAGAACGACTTTTCCAGTGAGGTTGATGGTGGTGTTACTGGTGCTGGAACCGACATTTACCACGGTAGTGGAACCCGCCACGCCAGCCGTGCCGAGGTTGATGGTCTTGGTGTTACCGCTGGTTGTCGCGCCGGTACCAAGGTTGTAGGTGGCGGCAGTGGTCGCCGAACCAACTGTCAGCGCCGCGTTGGAGAAGGTCAGCGCGCCCGAGAAGGTCTGCGCCAAGGCACCCGTGATGGCGATGGTTCCGTCAGCGTTGGGCAGCGTATAGGTACGGGTAGTGGCGGTGGTGATACCTGACGCCTCAAACTTGGCGACCTTGGTGGGGTCCCCGTCGTCGGTCAGCGTGAAGACCGCGTCGGTAACGGTGCCGTAACCAGTGATGTTGGCGGTGGTCAGCGTGACAGCTCCGGTCTGACCGGCGACCGAGGTTACGGGAAAGGCGATAGCGGCGTTGGCAGCGGCGGTGAGGCGCCCCTGACCGCTCACGGTGAAGGTGCCTACCTGGGTGGTAGAGCCGTAGGAACCAGGAGCAACGGCGGTGGTGCCAAGCGTAGAGGCTAGAGCTACGTTGGCGCTACCATCAAAGCTGATGCCGCTGGCAGTGACATCTCCAGTGATGGAGAAGGTACGCCCAGTCGCAAGCGTAGTGGCAGTCGTGGCGTTGCCGGTCAGGGCTGCCGTAATCGTGCCTGCGCTGAAGTTACCGCTGGCATCACGGAAGACCAGCGTTGAGGGCGTTGCGGCTGTAGCAGAAACCAGAGTGATGGTGGGGTTGCCGGCAACCCCACCGCCATCAGCGACAGAGATTCCAGATCCAACGACAGCGATCGACCTGGAAACCCAGGTATCGGCTGCTGTCCGTGTCGCCAGCCCAGTGGTCGTGAGTTCTTCAAGCGCAGCAAGGTCATTAGCCAGCTCGAACGTAAGCGTTCCACTAGAAGTGATTGGTCCACCAGTGATGGTGAGACCTTCTGTGGGTTGCACCGTGGCAACAGAGGTTACCGTACCGCCTAGAGGCGTGGTCCAGGTTGGAACAGCTGCGGAACCGGCTGAAGTCAGCACCTGTCCACTGGTACCGTAGTTGGCGCCCCCTAGACCGAAGGCACCATTGGAGATGCGCAGGCGCTCGATGCTGTTCGTACCAAAGCTGATAGCTGCCGCATCTGTCCAGACATAGGCAGTTGAGGCTTGAGCGACAGGCGTAAAGCCTGAACCGCTAATTGACACAGTAAAGTAATCACCAGCGTCGTTGGTGAGATACAGCGCCGTTTCAGCGTCACCGCCGGTGCTTGTGTTCGTGAACTGAGCACCAGCGATGTTATCAATGGCGCGTGTGAGGAGCAGGTTACCGTCAGCAATGGTCAGCCCGCTGCCAGTTCCGGTGATTGCCAGCGGACCTGTCATCGTGTCACCGGTCTTCAGTACAGCGTTGGTGATACCATAGCCAGCCAGGGTTGTCGGGGTTCCCGTTACAGAGGACCAAGCAGGAGTGACCAACACATCGGCAGCACCTGTGAGGCGCCCTTTTGCGTCAACTGCAAAGGTACCCGCTTGGGTAGCAGAACCGTATGATCCGGGAGTGACAGTCGTTGAAACCAACGTGAGAACATCCGTGCCGCCGTCAATGGTACCAGTGACGTCACCTGTGACGTCAAAGATAGGCGCGGTACCCTCACCTGATGCGGCCACCCAGCTGTCGTTTCGGAAGACGTAGATCCCCTCGCTGGCATCCCCTGAGCTGAGATAGAAGACATCTCCCTCATTGGCCTGCGTTGGCAGCACCGCGCCGTTGGGCAACGTCAGCGAGTCGGTGCTGGCGATGCGGTCCCAGCTACCACCAACGTAGAGGTACAGCCCCTTGAGCCGTAGATCGGTGTCTGAGCGGAAGAATAGCTCACCTTCATCTGGGGAAGTTGGGAAGGCAGTTCCAGAGGACACCGTAAGGTTGGCTACGCTGCTGCCCTGTTCCAACGTGATACCGTGAAACTTCATGAATTTTTCCCGTTAGGTCGTAGTGATATTTATGGGCACCGGTTTCCGGTCCTAAATAACAAGCCATGCTGACATTTAAAGCCTTTCTAGCTGAAACCGACGCCCTTGAGGACCTTCGGATGCAGCTCTTCCTGCAGAAGCAGTTCGACCTCTCCAAGGAGGAGCGACAGCTTGTCGCTGACTGGGTTGACGGCGAGATAGCAGACATTGAGCAGCACCCTGTTTGGACAAAGCTGTACGATCACTACTCTGACACGATGCCCTATGATGTAGCGAAAGCTGATGCACCTGACTACTCCACTGAGGAATGGGTCTATGAGATGGTCCTGCATGACCTGCAGGACGCCGGCATTGACACGCACTTCAAGTCGACCAAGCAGCACCGCCCCCGCGACTCCAGCGACCCGATGCCGCATCGTGATTATGATGACTACTACGGGCCTGACGCCGCCTATGAGTCGATGGAAGAGCTTGACGAGCTGGGCTACGCGCTCAAGGTAGCGAAGGAGCTGGAGATTCCGCGTCGCGACGCCGCCCTGCTGGTGCGCTGGGCTCATGAGGACCCCGATACATCTGACCTCTTCTTTGAGATGAGTAACGAGTCAGGACAGAAGGTGTTTGACACGTTCTTGAAGGACCACGATCAAGGCGCGCCGGTACGGATGCGCCGAGTAGCGCACCGCGTGCGCCAGCACTTCAACATCCCACTTGACATGGGGAGCGGCTTTGCTGACCTTTAAGCGCTTTCTTGAAGAGGTAGAAGCTGCCTCCATCCCGCTAGGATGGCTGCCATGGGTGCTCTTCTTTCGCAAGGAGCTGCACCTGACCAGAGAGGCAGCGGTTGATGCCGTGGACTGGGTAAGGCGCGCTGGTACGACAACGGCTCCCGACCCTCAGTTCATCGCTGAGGATGGCTGGGACCACATCATTGACTGGGCTGAGGCCCAGCTGAGCAAGGAAGGAAAGAGCATCTACTCCATGCCGCTGTCACCTGAGCTGGTTGTCAAGGGACTCATCGCTCGAGTAGCTCGTGAGAAGTACCGGTTGGAGATCGCTGACATCCCTGAGTATACCGAGGAGGGGGTGGAGACGGACCTAGACGATCTCTGGCTGGAGATGTTCTTCCGACGGGAGTTCCAGGCTACCAGGGAGCAGGCCAAGGAGCTGGCTGTCTGGTTCACTGGTGACCGAGACTTTCGCGACATTAAACCCACGTCACGCAACCCGATCATCGCACGCTGGGACCCCGAGGCGGTCAGCAAGGTCAGGCATCCAGGTATGAGCTACGAGGACTACGTTCAGGACGAGGTAGCCGACCTCATCAGGCAGCAAGGTAAGGACCCAAAGGAATACATTCGATGATGACCTTCAAGCAGTTTCTTCTGGAGGGCGGCGCCGCCACGGCCGCCTTCAACACGGTACGCGCCAACAAGCAGGACATGGAGATCGCGCTGCGCTTCGTTGAGGAGCACACCGGCATTCCCTATGCGCAGCTGGCCGACAACCTGCTTGGCTCAACCGGTCACACACTGGCTGGAAAGCGCAAGGACAGCGGTGACCTGGACATCGCCATCGAAGAGGGCCGCTACGATCGGCAGGACCTCGTCGAGAAAATGAAGGCAGCCACCGGCATGGACAAGGTGAAGCAGATCGGTGGTGGCACCTTCTCGTTCGCTGTGCCAACTGGCCCTGATCGTCGAGTTCAGGTTGACCTGATGTTCGTGCCGTCAGCCGAGTGGGCCAAGTTTGGCTTTCACTCAGCGGTTGACAGCGCTCACAAGGGCGCGGTGCGCAACGCTCTCATTGACAGCTTGATGAAGTTCACCTTTGAGCCAGGCAAGGACCTGCAGGTGAAGGACGACGACGGCAACGTCATAGTGCGGGTGCGCCGAGGGTTTGGTCGCGCTGAGGGTCTAGCTCGTAACTTTCGAGCGGCCCCTATGCGCAAGGACGGCAAGGGGCGCGTCGCGCTGCGTAAGGCCACACCAGATGAGGTGGAGGCGGAGCTTAAGAAGCTTGGGCACCACGGTAAGTTCACGAAGGACGCTGACCCAATCTTCAGCCCCGACAAGGCAGCCGAGTTCATGTTTGGCAAGGGGGTCAGAGCCAAGGACGCGCTGTCAGCTGAGCAGGTCATCAAGCTGATCTTCAAGCGGCCTGATCACGCGGCCATCTTCAAGGACGCAGCTGAAGGTATCGAGAAGAAGGACCTTCCTGTCCCCGACGAGATCAAGAAGTTCGCTTAACCACCGAAGCTGGTCTCAGCAATGAATACGTAGATGGACGGGCGCACGCTCATGGATGCGAGACCCTCTGACGAGGTGCCCGACTCGGGGTCAGTAGTGGTGTAGCGATACTCTGCTGGTACCCGAATGTGTACCTGGCGCGATGATGTGGTTGGGTTTACCAGCATGAAGTCCTCTGTTACTCCATCAGCTACCGCCACTCGGCCATAGGCAACCTGGACACCAGCGGGTATTACCGAATACTGCCAGACGTAACCGCCACCATTCAGGGAAAAGACGTCGTAACCCAGATCTGACGCAAAGTTATACAGCAGGAAGCTGGCAGGAGGCATTGTCACCGTCCATTCTCGATACCTTGTTACCTGAGTACCTGGTACAGGTACGGTTGGCCATAGTCCTTGTCCAACTACATCGACGGCCACGGTCTGTTGAAATCCAAACTTCCACTTTCCAGGAAAGAGCGCCGTGTGATACACGTTGGCATCGTCTCTGGAGTCCTTGGACATGGTGATCATGACGTTGTTGACGTCTGTCACATTTGTATTGACGTGAAAGATCCCCCAGCCGTCTCCGTGATCTTTGCCATCTGGCAGATACCACCCAAAATAGGTAGGCACCGCCAGGTTAATGGTGCCGCCGCTAGTTCGTGCCAGCACCATGTTGGAGAACTCCTTTTCATTACCACCGGGAGCGTCAGCGTAGTCGTCGGGACCCATAGCAATGATGAATACGGTTGAGGAGGCGGTGTCAGCGCCGGCGCCAGTTAGTGCCCCTGTTGTGTAGTCAAACAGCTCAGTGCGGTTTATCCAATCACCGTTGTCGTTTGCGTCCTCTACCCAAAAGCGCCCGCGTGGTGCCCAGTCCGGGTTGTCATCGAGATCGTATGACATCAGCCGAAGCGTATTGGTGTAGAAGAAGCTAAGCGCCTGATTTGGTGTAATTGCCGCGCTGGTCCCATAGAACATCGACAGCTGAATAGGCGCCGGTGATGTAGAGATCTGAGCAGGTGCAGCTGGTGGAAGCGGCGCGGTCTGAGAGGATCCAGTTCCAGCGGCGGTGCCGGCTGGGACCAGCCCAGCACCACGGTAGTACTCCGCGATGGAGATTGGGCTTGTTCCGCCAAACTCAGTTTGGAGGTTCAGGAGGCTTATTGCTCCGCTTGTTTGCACCGTCATGTTTAGTCGCCATTCGCCAGCTCAGTTACCTGCTGCTGAAGCGCAGCTATCTGCTCCTGTTGCTCATTGATGGCGGCGACCAGTAGCGCCACGAGCCGCTCATAGCGCACCGTCTTGTAGTCAGAGTTGAACGCTGCAGCTGTCACCGCGTCAGGCATTACCTGCTCAACTTCCTGCGCCAGCAGCCCGTGCTCGTGCCGCTGCGCTGGTTGAAAACCGACCTGCTCGCAGAGGCGCTCCTTCCAATCAAACTCGTAGCCACCTAGCTTCTTTACCTTCTTGATGGCGTCTGGGATGACCGTCACGTTTTCCTTCAGGCGGGCGTCAGAGGAGTAGGCGGTGACGTTGCCGTTGGTAGAGATATCTCCAGCGAAGCTGTGGAGCCCAGCTGAGTAGGTCAACGTACCAGCATCTTGAGTGGAAAACGTTGAGGTTCCGATGTAGCTGGTGCGCGTCTGTGAGGTGCCATTGGAGGCATAGAACTCGATATATCCTGAGTTCGCTGACCCTGACCCCTGCATACGGATGGCTCCTGAGCCTCCGCCACCGCCGTGCGCGGCTGAAACGCCTGCGTGCACCATCCCGCTTGCCCCGTAGGCAACTATACCGCTTGATCCACCGCTGGCGTATACGTTGTCAGTTGTGTTTAGGTTCCCCTGAGCGCTGATGTTGCCGAAAGCAAGAATGTTTGCTCCCACGTTCAAGCTACCAACACCAGGTATTGAAACTCCACCAATTCCCGCACCGCCAGTCACCGCCAAGCTGTTAGCAGTGGCGCGATCACCAACGCTGATGTCGTTATTGAACGTGACGTTGCTGACGACCGACTGCGCCGTTGCCGTCGTCTTGTCAAGGTAGTTTGCCAGAGATGCTCCGGTTATGAACCCTTGGTCGTTGGTCAGCTGTGAGAGGGCGTTCAAGTTACCGTTGTCCCAAAGCGTTCTAAACGCTCCCCACGCCCCAGCGGTTCCTGTGTCGTCGTTGACACGGAAGCGAAGCCCGCTTGGTGCCGCTTCTTCGAAGTTCCAGTTGGCAGCAAGCTGCACCGCCCGGCGCCCGGCGCCGCCCAGTCCAACGACTGTTAGGCCGACCTGGTATTGGCCCATATCTGAGGTGCTGTAGGCATCAAAGCCACTCAGGGTTCCAGGTACAAACTGCGATGGGTTCATTGACAGAGCAGCGATGTTGCCCATGTCATAGAACAGCGCCGCACCGGCTCGGGTGTCGAAACCAGCAGCCGGCAAATCTGTCCAGCTCTGCTGAGCAGAAGGTAGACCTGTGATACCTGTCCACGCGACTGCGTTGGCTGTTAGCGCCGTTGTGGCGGTCGTCGCGGTCGTCGCTGAGCTGGCAAAGGCAGCGTTGGTGGCAAATGCTACGTTTAGCCCTGTGGAGTTCACCCACGCTGGAGCGGCTCCACCCCCTGAGGTCAGCACCTGCCAGTTCTGGTTGGTGCCTGATCCTGAGGTTGCTGCGCCAACGGCAGAGTCCTGAATGGTGGTGGCCGACGCGGCATACATGACCGCACCCTGCGTCAGCGAGGTGTGACTGACCCCAGTGCCACCACGCGCGGTGGCTAGAGTGCCGGCGTTGATGTTGCTGGCGTTGCGGTAGAAGAGCCCGTCCTCGCCGTCGAGCAGGTCAGCGTCAAGTCCTGACCCAGGACCCATGGTGGCGTCGGTGATGATGCGTTCCCAGTTGTTTGGGATACCAGCGCTGCTGTAGGAACGCAGGTAGAAACCGTGTGCAGCACCAGCATAGCTCTTGTGCAGGTCAAGGGCGCGCTGGTAGTTATCAACCGTACCGCCAAGATTCATGCTTGACAGGAAGGTCCAGGTTGCCCCTGTCGTTGATGGGAAATTGCCAGGAAGGCTGGCCGTGTTTACGGTGGACTTGATGGCTGGAGACGTCGTATCGATCCAGAAGCTTGCCGTTGGGTCAGCGGTTGTGGGGCTCAGTCCTGACAGGTTGTTGCGGTAGTAGGCGCTGGCTGGTTGACCACCGAGCGAGGCAGCATCTGAACCGCTGGAAGCGGTTGAAACGAGCTGCTGCCAGGTCTGCGCAGGCTGGTTGCCTAGGTTGGTGCTGTTGGCATCTATGTTGAGGCTGAAGATGTAGATGCCCGGGCTGGTGCCGGTCTTGAAGAACAGCGCGCCGTCAGGAACACCGCCAACGGACGGTAGTACCGAACCGTAGTTGATGATGGCACCGCCGAAGAAGTTCTTGGTTGTCATGGGTATTGTCCTAGCAGGTTCCGCTTCAACCTATTTATGGGCGCAGCTGGTCGGCAGCCAGTGTAGAATGTACTTAGTTGCACGGTGTCTCTCCTAAGACCCGCTTTAGTGGGACCTCTCGGGGTCCCACCTTTTCTTCTACCTCCTTTTGCCCAGAGGTCACCTCCCCGGTGGGCTAAAATAGCCTATCACTACAGGAGCCCACATGGAGCAAGTCCCGACCTTCTACCTGAACAACGACTTCAGGCTCTGTCTATCCAACCTGATGACCAACGGTTCGGTCGCCCACCCGCGCGGCACCACGACCCGGGAGCTCATCAACTACAACATCACGCTGACCGACCCCCGCAACCGGGTCATCACCTTCCCGGCGCGAAAGACCAGCACCAAGTACCTGCTTGGCGAGTTCATCTGGTACATCTCAGGCTCTGCGGACCCCAAGGGCATCCTGCCGTACGCCAAGTTCTGGGACAGCATCCGCAACTCCGACGGCACCGTGAACTCCAACTACGGGCACCGGCTCTTCGGCCATTCCAAGGCCCCTGCTTTCGTAGGCACAGACCGGTACATTGGTCCACAGTCAGAACCGATCAACCAGTGGAACGAGACAGCGGCGCTGCTCGAACGCGACAAGGACACCCGCCAGGCGATCATGAACATCCACGTGCCGCATGATCGCCATGCCGGCAACAAGGACGTGCCCTGCACGCTGACGCTGCAGTGGTTGATCCGCGACAGCCGCCTGCACCTGATCGTCAGCATGCGGTCCAACGACGTCATCCTAGGCTTCACGAACGACGTCTTCCAGTTCACGATGCTGCAGGAAGCGATGCTGCTGCAGCTGAAGGCGACCTACCCCGACCTCAAGCTGGGCTTCTACTTCCACAACGCCGGGTCGATGCACATCTACGACCGCCACTTCGAGATGGCTGAGAAGATCATCGCGACTGAGCGTGCCATCGACGTCAGCATGATCCCGATGGACGCGTTCAATGACCGAATTCTCACTGGGTTGGTGGGCACCGAGGCCGCGTGGCAGGCAGCCGGCGCTCCTGAGGACTTCGACTTCTACGAGTGCATGAGCTTCCAGATGCTGTCCCCGTACTGGCGTACCCTCGTGCGGGCCTTCTTCGGGAACGACGAGAAAGCCTTCCACACCATCTTCGACCAGGCCGAGCACGAATGAGCAACCTGCTGTTCAACATCCGCTTCGGGTCGAAGCACATTCAGCTCTCGCGTGACTGGAAGCTGTACTGGTTCCACAACCGCGTGTATGATACGCGTGGCCCTGGCTTCAAGTGGTTCGCGGTCTACTGCTGGTTCGGGAAGCACCTGTGAGATACGAGCAGCCCATCCACGAGGCCTTCACCCGCCTCGGCTTCACGCCACGCGACCACCAGGCCGAGCGCGTGGACCGCGTGGTGTCCGCCTTCCTGGACGACAAGGCCAAGAACGTGGTGCTCTCCGCTCCCACCGGCACCGGCAAGTCCATCATCGGCACCGTGGTCGGTGAGGTCCTGCACTCCATTCGCTACCCAGATACCAAGGCCAACGCGACCTTCCTCCTGTCGGCCACCAACGTCCTGCTGGACCAGTACTTCCAGACGTTCGGTGACCGCGCCGAGAACGGCTTCCTGCTCCTGAAGGGCGCCGGCAACTACGAGTGCAAGGCCCTCTCGACCCCTGAGGAGCCGCAGACCGCTGAGGCCTGCGCCATTCCCATCTTCCGCAAGACCGGTGCGCAGGACCTCATCGACCTCTACTGCGGTGGGTGCGAGTACCAGGTCTCACGGGCTCGGAAGGCGGGGGCGCGGCACATCATCACCAACTACGCGTTCTACTTCATCGATCGCATGTACTCGACGACACCGATGCCGCGGCGCACCCTGACGGTCTTCGATGAGGCGCACCTGCTGAACGACCTCTTCGTTGAGCACAACGCCATCTACGTCTCTGAGAAGCGGCTCAACCAGTTCGCTGAGGAGGTCAACGAGCACCTGACGTTGGGACACACCGACGTCTTCCGCAACCTGAAGGCGGTGCGTGAGGCTCTCGTTCGAGGGAAGATCAGCGACGAGGACGGGTCGTACCTGAAGTGGCTGCAGGTCCTGCTTGACACCTACACCGCGATCAGCGAGGCGGCTAAGCAGGCGGCGGAGCGGAGCATCCGGCAGCCGGCTAAGTTCATCAAGCTTCAGCGGCTCTCGAAGAAGTTCTACAACCTGGGCTGCAAGATCGACGACCTCTTCCTCTTCGAGTACCCACATGTCTTCGAACACAAGCCGCGTGACGTCAAGAAGGGGCAGGCGGAGGATGAGCTCAGCGTCAAGCCCATCTTCGTGGGTGACATGTTCGAGGCGCTTGACAACGCTGAGCACAACCTCCTGATGTCGGCAACGGTGAGCGAGGCGTACGCCAAGCGCACGATGACGCTGCCGGGCGACACCATCGGCATCCGCTTAGAGCCGTCGTTTCCGCGTGAGAGCAAGCGGATGGTCTTCTTCAAGCCGCAGGCCCTCAACTACAGCAGCATGAAGCAGCCCGAAACGGTGAAGAAGCTGTGCGCCACTGCCTGGCAGATCGTGGACCACCACGTGAAACAGGGGCACCGCGGCATCGTGCTGGCGCCTAGCTTCGCGGTCGTCGAGAGCGTCGCTGCTACTCTGCGCGGAATGAGCCCGTCCTACCGCATCTTCGAGCACCTGCGCGGCGAGAAGCTGGCCGACGTGCTCGCTGACTTCAAGGCCTACACCGCTGGGCCAGCGGTCATGCTGACGCCCTCCGGCTTTGAGGGCATCGACCTGCCTGGCGACCTGAGCCGCTTCCAGGTCATCGTGAAGGCGCCCTTCGCCTCGCTGGGCGACAAGCGCATCAAGGTCATCCTTGACCGGTACCCTGACATCTACTCGCTGACCACCCTCATGAAGATCGTGCAGGGAGCTGGTCGGTCAGTGCGATCCTCGGAAGACCATGCGGTTACCTACGCCTTGGACACCGGCATCCAGCGGCTCTGGACCGGGAAGGACAACGTCTGGGCGAACGAGTTCCAGACCTCCTACACCTCCAACCTCAATTCGACTGACGCCGACTGAGCCCAATAAATTAGAATAGGACATATGCCGTTTGGAGCCAAGCCACTGATTGACTTTGACACCAGGCGCCTCGTAAGGAGCTCGCGCCGCACTCGTCGCACGCGCCGCCATAACCAGAGAAAATGGGAACACCCAATGGATGACTACCCGCTCTTCAAACCGGAAATCACGCCTAAGAATGAAGTAATCCTTGGGGTGTACGGGTCTGAGGACTGGATCAACGCCGACCTGCTTCGTACCCGCCACCTGGCCGGGCGGCAGACCCTGGAGAAGCACAACACCTGGATCACGCCAGCTGAGTTCAAGCTGGCTGACTGGATCGAGCGCATGCGCTTTCCGTCGTATACCTTCTTCGGGCACCTGAAGGTTCTCGTCCCCTGTCGAGAGGGCAACCTGGTGGTTGAGGCCTCTCGCGGCAAGGTGCTGGTGACCTTTACCGGTGACGTCGCCTGGGTCAAGAAGTGGGAGACCTACTTCGACGCCAACTTCAAGCGCGCCGAGAACCTGATCGAATGGGTCTACAACACCCGCGGCGATACCATCTCGGTGCCGCTGAACTACCGCGCGGCGGTTCAGGCGGCCTACCCCTGGCTCGATCGCTCGATGAGCCAGTACATCGACGACTACCTGAACAGCGAGGCCAACGTCCTCATCCTCATCGGCCCACCCGGGACTGGCAAGACGACCTTCATCAAGAACCTGATCCACCAGGCCGGCGGCAACGCGAAGGTGGCCTACGACGAGAAGGTCCTGGGTGCCGACGACTTCTTCGCTGGCTTCATCGAGGACGAGTGCCGCTTCCTCATCATGGAGGACGCCGACAGCTTCCTCGACAGCCGTCAGGACGGCAACACGATGATGCACCGGTTCCTGAACCTGTCGGACGGCCTCATCTCAGCGGCCGACAAGAAGCTGGTCTTCTCCACCAACCTACCCAACATCCACGATATCGATCCCGCGCTGCTGCGCGAGGGTCGCTGCTTCGATGTGCAGCAGTTCCGCCCCCTGACCCGAGTGGAGGCGCAGGCCGTCTACGCGGAGCTGGGATCTGACCGTGAGCTGCCAGATGGCAGTGAGTTTACTTTGGCTGAGCTCTTCAACTCTCAGCCTTCTAGTAACAAGAACCGACGAGGAGTAGGATTCGTATGAAGATCCAATCACGCCCTGATGAGGACAGCGACACAGTGATCATCGGTACTGGTGGAAGCCAGCTCAATCTTACCGATGAGCAGCTTGAGCTGATCGCCGCCCTGGTATCTTCCTGCCGCCTCGGGAAGGGCACATACGCCAACGCCGCCTTCGAGATCATTACGCAGATCGAAGATGTGTACGGCTCTGACTTCTTAGGTGATGCCTACGACACCGTTGATCCGCACGTAACTGTTGAGGATGATCGTGGCATGATTGTCTTCAAGAGCACCCCTGGCGATCACTACATCACGATCGAGGTCTAAGCATGGCCCACGCCGTCTACGCCATCGAGGGAATCGACCGCCTCGGTAAGAGCACCCTCATCGAGGGCATCATCAATCGCCTTGGCTACTACCAGGTCATCCACTTCTCCAAGCCGAAGAAGCTAGATGCCTACGCTGGTACCTCGCCGATCGAAGGGGTGCCGCCTGGTAGTCTAGCTGCCTACCACTACCAGCAGGAGGGCTTCCGCAACTCGATGATCATGGCGCGCTCGGGTGCCCGTCTCATCTTTGATCGCTGGCACCTAGGTGAGATGGTGTACGCGCCCATGTACCGTGCGTACAGCGGTGAGTACGTCTTTGACTTCGAAGAACGGCACCACCTTGACGCAGCCGACATACGGCTCATCCTGCTGACTGAGGACTTCCATGTCTCTAGCCACTTCGTCGACGACGGGCAGAGTCTAGGCGAGCTGCAGCAGCGCGAAGAGGAGCAGAACCGCTTTCTAGCTGCATTCAGGCGCTCCATCATCCGCGACAAACGGATCATCTGCGTCACGGACCCCGCGCTTGGTGGCTTCAAGCCCAGGGACTGGGTCCTCGCTGAAGCGCTCGAGTGAAGGTAGTCATCATCTCCACTCATGATGACACGGCGCTGCGGATGCATGCGGCGAAGGAGCAGGGCTACATCACCTTCATCTACGATCACGCTGACCCCAAGCGGCAGCTGAAGCAGGACAAGTTCATGTACATCTACAGCGATGACGAGATGCGTGAAAAGATCGCCTTCATCCAGGCTGACCAATCGGTCGCCGATGAGGTGGGGCGGCTCTGATGGCCTCGCTGTTTGGTGCTGCCTTTGACAAGCTTGACCGTGAGATCCAGACCGGCATCTCGAAGCGCCTGCAGCACCGGCGTAAGCGCTACATCGAGGCGATGAAGGGCGTAAAGCGGTCAACTGAGGTCATCCTGCTAGGGGACACGCCTGGGCCAGGTCGGCCCAACACCCCTGGCTATCACCACACGCCGTTCTACAGCACGAAGAACAGCAGCCTGTGGCTGAACAAGCTGCTGGTGGAGCACCACATACCTGAGACGGTGCTGCTGTGGTTCAACACAAAGCTGGCGGATGGCACTGCGCTGGATCCCAAGCTGGTGGAGCTTCAGCTGAACGCCAATCCTGGAGTGCTGGTGGTCTGTCTCGGTGGTAATGCGAACAAGTGGTTCAGCAGGAACTTCAGCGAGTACGCTCCTGTTTCCACTGTCTACCACCCACAGGCACACAAGCGCTTTCACGCGAAGGAACCATACCAGCTAATGGGAGTACTGCAGCTGGCGCTCGACCTATAAAATGGTGCCTCAGTCAGATTGGTTTTCGCTTAGAATGCGATAAGTAGGTGCGCGGGCCCGGGTTTGGGCTCTAAGGAGATGACATGAAGGTACTGGTTACAGGTGGACTGGGCTACATCGGCGCGCACGTGGTGGATGAGCTGGTCAACCGTGGGCACAGCGTCGACGTGGTCGACGGTTCAAGCGACCACGTCAACTTTGACTTCGTGCACCAGCGCGTGGGACGGCTGCTTAACCGCGCGGTGCAGAGCGGGCTTGGTGAGCTGTGCAGCGAGTACGACGCCATCGTGCACCTCGCGGCGTTTATCTCAGTGGAGCTGAGCACGCGGGAACCACACACCTACTGGCACAACAACCTGACCTCGCTCATGGAGCTGGAGCAGCTGCGGACACCGCACCTCATCTTCGCCTCGACTGGTACCGCCTTCAACCCCACGTCACCCTACGCGCGCACCAAGGTGGCCTGCGAGAGCTACATCACCGACGTGGCGGCGGCAACGCCCCGCTGGTTTGACGGGCACACCATCTTCCGCTTCTACAACGTGTCAGGGCTGGCGCCTGGCATTCGACCAACAGGGCAGCCGACGCACCTCATTCGCATCTGCGCTGAGGCGGCGCGTGGTAAGCGCGGAGATGTCAAGGTCTTCGGTACCGACTACGCGACCAAGGACGGTACCGCCGTTCGTGACTACGTCCACGTGCAGGACATCGCCGCCTCCATCGCCAACGCCGTTGAGGTCGGGCCAGTCAACACGCCATTTGAATGCCTAGGCACCGGCATGGGCTACAGCGTGCTGGAGGTCATCCACGAGATGAAGCACGTGACCAACACCAGCTTCCCGGTCGTCATCACTGACCGGCGCGCTGGTGATGACGACATCATGATCTGCCATGCGAGGTCCCTGTACCCCCACGCCGCCATCACCCGTACCCTCTCTGACATGTGCCTCTCAGCTTTCCGTAACGTATGAGAACGCTGACCGACGTCCTTGACGCGCTGCCTGAAGGGCGACGCACCGCAATTGAAGAACGAGCCCAGGAGCTGATCATGACCAAGCCAAAGATCCTCATCACCGGCTTCAACGCCAACCAGTGCACCCGCAAGTTCTACCTGCGCCAGCAGCTGAAGGTGGTGCCGTCGCACTACTCGCTCTTCAACTGCCTGACCGACATGGGCTACGAGGTTGAGCAGCGCAAGGTGACCATTGGCGAGGACCTCAGCGGCTACGACGAGGTGATCGTCTTCATCGCCGGACCGCGGCAGCTGGTGGCCACGACCGTCTTCAACGGGCTGTGGGCCATCGCTGATCGACCCAACTGCATCCTGGCCTTCGACGACTGGCAGGTACCTGACCTCTTCAAAGGTGTGGCCAAGTGCGCAGACGCGAAGGAGCTGCTAGCGCAGTTCATTCTGGACGTGAACAAGACGACGTACGAGGAGCAGGTACCGCATATCAACGCCTACATGGCCGCCATCAAGACGATCACGACGATGAAGAACCGCATGCTCATCAGCGCCTTCCGTACTGAGCACCTCGGCGACAACGAGGCCTACGGCCCGCACCTGCTGTTCGACAAGATCAGCTACCCACGCAGCCGCCTCTTTGTCTACAATCCGAACCCGTATCACCGCAACCGCATGTGGAACGACGAAGGTCATGAAGGCGCCGAGGACCCGACGTTCAAGGCAAGTCTTCTCAGCGTCACCCAGTCCCCGCGTCCTGAAAAGGAGCGCCGCTTCAACTTCGCCAGCCTTGTCCAGTCGAAGACCCAAAAGTGGTTGAAGAAGCAGGGCTACACGAGCAACCCGAAGGACGATGAGCAGGGCTTCATCGGCACCTGGCCAGTGGACCTCTACGGCTCAAAGGCCGAGAGCCAGAAGCGCCTGACTGAGGACGACATGGTGATCACCATTACCCGTGACTGGGGTTGCCTGATGCCGGGCTACGAGCATGCCGGTTCAGGCTGGTGGCGGGCCCGACCGCTGCAGTGCGCCGACGCGGGGTCAATCCTCATTGGTGACGACAAGGAGCTGCGGGTCTACTATGGAGTCGACTACCCGTTCTTTGGCCTGAAGGCTACCGACCTGACAGTGGCGACTGACCCGGAGCTGAAGGAGATCGCTGCAACGCAGCGATTCTGCCTATACGAGCTCCACCCACTAGATAGATCTGTACAGCGCGCTGAGCTTCAACTCGTCCTGGAGGCATCAAAATGAGCTACCGGTTCTACAAAGAGGTCTACAACGACGAGGACGGCGTCCGTACGCTCGGCTTCTTCGAGCACGACACCGGCAAGGCCTACATCAACTTCGACCTCAACGTCGTCGATGACTACCTGCTCGAGCACGGGGAGCTGGCCACCGCCCGAATGGTCTGCACGGCGCTGCAGGCGGCGCTGGGGGTGCCGCTGACCGAGGCGGAGATCGAGCACGCGGTCGAGGATATCTGAGTGTTCGGCTACAAGCTGCTCCGGCGTCGCCGGGACGGGTCGCTGGGGCCTCTCTTCATCAACCGATCCCAGCGGCTAGAGGTCGGTGAGACCTACCAGGCGGAGAGCCACCCCACGAAGGGCTACGCCTTTCGACCTGGCTGGCACATCTGCGCCCGAAAGCTAGCACCGCATCTCAGTAAGAAGGGGCGGGTCTGGGCTCGAGTCAGGTTTGACGGCTACACCAGGCACGCTCGACCTGCAAGTCAGGGCGGTCTGTGGTACGTAGCAGATACAATGACCATAGTGAAGCTCTGCGGAGAAGAAGAATGAAGGTACTTGTGGTAGGTGCCGGCTTCGCCGGTGCAACTGTGGCACGCGAGCTTGCTGAGGCGGGTCACACGGTGCTGGTCATCGACAGGCGGGACCACGTGGCTGGTAACGCCTTTGACTACGTCAATGAGCACGGTATCCGGGTACACCGCTACGGACCGCACCTCTGGCACACCTCCAACGACGATGTCCAAGAGTGGGCGTCTCGATTCACCGAGTGGGAACCGTATCACCACTGGGTGCTGGCGCTGCTCAAGGATGGCATCACCGTTCCGCTGCCTATCAACCACGACACCGTAGAGGAGGTGCTGGACATTCAGTTCGAGGAGTGGTTAGAAGATCACCCCCAGTGGTACGCTGAGCGGCACAACGACATCGGTGGCTTTGGCGCTCGGCGGGGCGCCCATTCCGCCTTCCTTGAAACTCTGGTCACTCACCACGACCCGGTCACCAACTCCCGTCAACACGTCGAGAACTCCGTTGGCAAGGAGCTCTGTGACCTCCTCTTCGCGCCCTATACCAAGAAGATGTGGGGCCTTGAGCTCGAGGAGCTACCTGCCTCGGTAGCTGCGCGTATCCCGACGAACGTTGAGAGCGGCAGCTGGCACTACTTTCCGAAGGACAAGCACCAGTACCTGCCTAAGGACGGCTACACGGCGATGGTCAGTCGAATTCTGGATCACCCGAACATCACTGTACGGTTGGAGCTCTCTCGTCAGCTGCTGGTTCAGCCAGGAGCCGACATCGAGGCCTGGCTGTGCGCGCGGTGCGGCATCAAGGACCGGGTGTTTGATCACGTCTTCACCTCTGAGCCGATCGACACCTACTTCAACTGCGAGCTTGGCGAGCTACCCTGGCGGTCCATCAAGATGCACACCTTCTCACTGCCGGTCCCTACCTTTCAGGGAGCCCCAGTCGTTAACTTCACGCATGACGGGCCGCACACGCGCGTCACCGAGTGGAAGAACCTGCCGGTGCACGGCGACAACCCCTACTGGACGACGCTAACGGTCGAGGAGCCGTGCGACTACAAGGACAACGACCTGGAGCGGTACTACCCAGTCAAGACGTCCCTACCTGACTGCCCGCACCGCGCGCTCTACCAGCGCTACAAGGAGAAGGCCGAGGCGCTGCACCATGTCACCTTCATCGGCCGCTGCGGCACCTATCAATATCTCGATATGTGGATTGTTATTGCTCAATCATTGAAAATAGCCCGTGATTGGCTTAACCTGAAGAGTGTGTCAACATAGACATATAAATAGCCCGCAAGAGGTGGGCTATGAAGAAACCAATAAAAGGCTATCATCGTCATCACAAAACTCCAAAACACGCAGGTGGAACAGACGATGATGACAACATCGAATACGTAACTATCGAAGAGCATATTGCTGCACATCGTCGGCTCTATGAAACGTATGGAAAGAAAGCGGATCTTGCTTCTGCAAATTTCCTTCACGCAAGTCTCTACGTGAACTTTGACGAAGTAAAGCAGCAGCTGTTTAGAGATATGTGTGCTAGGGGCGCTGAAGAGGCTCATCGAGTGAAGCAAGAAAACGGTTTCTATCAGAGACTTGGGAAGATAAACAGCGCCAAATTGAAAGGACGTATTAGGCCGGATATTTCAGAAGGACAACGTCGTAAATGGAAAGAGCGCAGGTTAATTTGGTGCAACAACGGCACAGTGAGCAAGCGATTTATCTCATGTCCAGAAGGATGGATTGACGGACGACTTTCATATCATACAGCAGAAACTAAGATGAAAGCAGGTCTTGCCACAGCAGGAACAAAGTGGTGGACCAATGGAACAAACAACCAAAGAACCGTCACCAGTCCTGGAGAGGATTGGTATCAAGGTAGAAGCAAAAGGAAACATCCATGAGTCAGTTCACCAACCCCACTCTCGTCACCATCACAGCCCCCACCTGCAGCGGCAAGTCCTACCTGCTCAATGAGCTGGTAAAGCAGAACATCTTCAGCCGCATCGTGAGCACGACGACGCGGGTTCCTCGCCCAGGCGAACAGGAAGGCGTCGACTACTACTTCATCAACGAGTCGCAGTCGCACAACCTTGAGCAGCTCGGTCAGTTCTTTGAGCTCATCGAGTTCAACGGCACCCGCTACGGCGTCACGCATGAGGAGATGGCTGACAAGATGGCTGGAGCAGTAGCGCCGATAGTGGTGCTTGAGCCGCAGGGCCTGGCCATCTACGAGCAGAAGTGCCACGAACATGGATGGGACATCTTCAAGATCTACGTTCACGCAGTGGAGAGCCTTCGGTTGGAGCGCCTACTTAACCGCACTCTCAATGACTCATGGCATGCAATTGACAAGGTGTCAAGCTCCTCAGGCAGCCGCTATTCGGGGGCCTTCGCCGGTGTGTCAACTGACTCGGCACAGAAGAAGGTGGCCACGGCTATCACCGAGCACCACCGTCGGTTGCTGTCTATCGTTGGAGACGAGCGCCGCTGGCAGAACACCTCTTCATGGGACGCCATCGTTACAGGTGAAAACACTGAAAAGGCCATCGCTGACATTCAGATCGCCATTAGGTGGCGCAACACCAGGGTCGCACCACCAACCACCTACACTCACACGTTGCTCGCCGCCTAAGACAGGCCTGTAACAGCTGTTACAGGGCAGCTCAGGTTGCCCTGTGTACTTTGTGGGGCACTCAAGCTACAATACACCATGAAGCAGCGCGCGCTATCTGTGCGCTAATGCTATAATTCGCGCGCGTTGGTGAGGGAGCTGTGATGATCAAGATTCTGGTCTGGATACTCGTGTTGAACTCCAGTGCCGGTGGAATGGTAGTTGTCGACAACCTCGATAACTGGGAGGACTGTGAGCGGCTGCGCTTGCGCTCACAGGTATCCAATCGAAGCGATGGGCACGTCTACGTCGCCGGTGCATGCACCCAGGTCGCAAAATGGGTGCCTAAGGAAGGCACCGTAACGGTCAACGTGCCAGCTCCCGTTGTCAACGTGGCACCGCCGCAGGTCACCGTCAAACCTCGTATCACCGTGAAAGCCCCATGAACTACCGCCTCTACTCCTTTGTTGCCAACCACTACATCTCGCCGCTGCAGTGCGGGCTCCAGACGGCCCACGTCGTCAGCGAGATGGCGACTGCCGCTTCCTGCAGCCCAGCTTCACCTGCCACAACGGATTTTCACACATGGGCACGTGAGGACAAGACGATCATCATCTGTGGTGCGGGTAACCACAAAGGGGTGCGTGACTGCTACGATCAGCTGTACATGCTGGGGTTCACGGAGCTCGCGTTGCAGGTGGCTATCTTTCATGAGGACCTCGAGTCGATGAACTGCATGGCCACGGCGTGCGGCGTCATCGTGCCAGAGAAGTACTGGAACGTCGAGTTCTTTGAGGGCGGCGCCACGCAGGATCAGGACGGCAAGACGGTGAAGTTCGTCGACCCGTACTGGGAGCACGGCTACGAAGTGGGTGGGCAGCTGCAGCAGGTGCGATACCCGCTCACGAGTCCCGCCGGCCAGTTCATCTCGCACATCAAGCAGTATCGCCTGGCGTAACATACCACCAGGTGGTATACCAGGTTACACGCACGCGATGTACATCCCAGCCTGCTGTGATAGAATGACTACATGAAGAACCCTCGCACCCCGGTCTTTCGCACCTCGCTAGATCACTTCTGGAACGAGCGTGAGAACTTCAAGCTCGCTAACCACGAGCGAGCCGAGACCATCATGGACGCCCTCATCAAGGGCGGCCTGACCCCGGCTGCGGCCAAGACCGAGGTTGAATTTCTCTGGGCAGGTGGCCGCGCGCAAGGCTACATGGACGCCCAGTACGACAGCAACGATCACGACTGAAAGGACATCACCATGAACATTCTCGGAATCCCCGTTCGCGTCTTCTCGCTGAAGACCATCGACACCTACATGGACGGCTACTACATGGACGCCGACGGCGGCGTCTGGTCCACCAGGGGCCGGGTCCCTGCCCGCCTGACGGGCTCGAGTACCCCGTCTGGACGCTACTACACGCTGAACAAGCGCTCGCACCGGGCGGATCAGCTGGTCTACCTGGCCCGTGCACACAAGACCTTTGCGTCCGAGACCGCCAAGACCATCGAGTTGGCCGTCGCCAAGGCGACGCCCCCAGCGCCGCTGCAAGGTCGGACCCAGTCCGCCAGGACGGCCGCCGGGGCTCGTGGCTTCCTGCTGGCGACGCTGACCCCCACCGACAAGCTGGCCTTCGGCACGAACCCGGTGTTTCACCTAACTGAGGCCACGGTAAGGGCTGAGGCGGAGCGTATCGCTGCAGAGAGCGGAATCGAGGTCGTGCTGCTGCGCATCGTCGGCAAGGTCAAGGTGCAGAAGGCGGTCTGGGAGTGAACACCATCTGGGTGCTGATAGCCGTGTTCGTCTATCCGTCGAACACGGCTACCTCCTTCTCACAGGAGTTCCTCACCCAAGGTACCTGTGAGACCGCCAAAGAGAGCATTCGCGAGAAGGCGACAGGTGGCAAGTTCATCTTGCTCACGTGCGAGAGAAAGTAACAGGCCACCCTCTGTTACAACCTGCGGTGGCCAGTGGTGTATAATAGCACCAGCAACTCACCAAGAGACCTATGGCCCCCAAGTCAATCGAACAGAAGTTCCGCAAGCTGAACGAAGTAGAACATGTTCTGCTTCGCCCCGGTCGCTACATCGGTGCTATCGCCCCGCACACCAGCACCGAGTTCATTCCCAACGTCAGGTCCGCGACCGACGTCGAGATGAAGCGCGTGCAGGTCACGTTCAACCCTGGCTTCCTGAAGCTCTTCGACGAGGTCATCTCCAACTCGGCGGACCACTCGAAGCGGCCTGAAGGAAAGCACCTCGACACCATCCGCGTCGAGGTCGACCAGGCCAAGGGCGAGATCTCCATCTACGACAACGGCGGCATCCCCGTCGTCAAGCACGCCGAGTACGACCAGTGGGTCCCGGAGATGATCTTCGAGCTCCGCGCCGGTACCAACTTCGACGACAGCGACCAGTCCGTTCTGACCGGTCAGAACGGCGAGGGCGCGGCGCTCACGTGCATCTTCTCCACCAAGTTTCGCGTCGAGACCTGCGACGGCAAGAACCGCTTCCTGATGACCTTTACCGACAACTCGCAGGGCGGTCGGAACCCGAAGGTCGAGCCGGCAAAGGGCGACAAGGGCTACACCCGCATCACGTACGTCCCCGACTTCGAGAAGCTCGGTATGACCGGCATCGACGGCGATACCATGAACATGCTGCTCGCTCGGGTCTACGAGGTGGCGGCGACCAACACGCACCTCAAGGTCTACTTCAACGGCACCCGTGTGATGACGCGGTCGTTCAAGGACTACATCGAGATGTTCGTCGGCAAGGACGGCGAGTACGTCTTCGACGAAGGTGAGAGCTTCAAGGTCGGCGTGGCGAAGTCCGATGACGGCTTCACCCACACCTCGTTCGTCAACACGAGCCGCACCAAGATCGGCGGCACCCACATCACCTACGTGGTGAACCAGATCGTCGACGAGGTCCGCGCCTTCATCAAGAAGAAGCACAAGGTCGAGGTCAAGCCGGCGGATGTGCGCAACCACCTGCACCTCTTTGTGGACGCCACGATCGTCAACCCGCGCTACTCCTCGCAGACGAAGGACGAGCTCATCACCGAGCCGAGCGCCTACGGCCGCACCTGGGCGGTGCCCGAGAAGTTCATCAAGAAGCTCCTGCAGACCGAGGTGGTCAAGTCCATCCTCGACTGGGTGCAGGCCAAGGAGCAGGCACAGGTCCTCGCTGACCTCCGTCGGCTGAACAAGGACACCGCGAAGGTCAACTACCGGCGCGTCGACAAGTTCGCGGACGCGCTCGAGAAGCACAAGCGGCACCAGTGCATCCTCTTCCTCGCCGAAGGAGACTCGGCGGCCAAGTCTCTCTTCGCGGCGCGCGGTGCCAACCCGTTCATCGGTACCTTCCCTCTCAAGGGCAAGCCGCTCAACGTGCGTGAGAAGGACATCGCCCGCGTCCTCGGCCTCGACAAGAAGAAGGAAGGCAAGACCGAGCCCAATGAGATCCAGAAGATCCTCACGATCATCGGCCTCCAGATCGGTGTGCCGGTGAAGTCCGTCCACGAGCTCAACTTCGGCAAGGTCGCCTTCGCCACCGACGCCGACGTCGACGGCTCGCACATCGCCGGCCTGCTGATGAACGTGATCGACACCTTCTGGCCGGAGCTCTTCACCATGGGCTTCGTCAATCTCCTGCGTACGCCGACCGTGAAGGTCTATCTCAAGGACAAGACCGTTATCGAGTTCTTCACCGAGCGCGAGTTCAAGGAGTGGGTCCACAGGACTGGCGAGAAGACGAAGGGCTGGACGCACCGCTACTTCAAGGGCCTCGGCACCACCAAGACCCCCGACTTCATCCCGTACATGGAGGACCTCGACAGGTACCTGTTCGAGATCACCATGGATGGCGACGAGGACAAGTCCGCCATCGACCTCGCCTTCAACGGCGAACGAGCTGATGACCGCAAGCGCTGGCTCGAGACGCCGGCTGACAACTTCGAAGATCACATCATGGAGGCAGCATGAGGCAGCCAGGGCAGTTCAATCAAGACGGCATCATCTACGTGCACTCGGCAGAGGATGTTCCCTCGGTTCCGCACTTCGCTGCCCTTGTCTCTGACACGGTGATGGTGCCTGGTTACGACCAGGGAGATCCGTCCGAGTCCGCGAATGTGATCAGCTACATCGCGTTCGAGGCCGAGGATGTCCTACAGAAGTGGCTGCTGGAGACCGACGCCAGCTACTCGCGAAAGAGCTACCGCATCATCAAGGTGATCCCGGCGAAGGTCGAGCGCCGGGTTACCATCAATGTCGACTGACCAGAAGGAACCAAAGATGAGCGCTGAAACCCAATCGACCAAGCTGAGCCAGGCCACCGCGACGGTTGAGGCGGCAAAGCAGCACGTGTGGCAGTGTGAGGAGGCCTTGAGTGACGCCAAACGGGCGCTTCTTCGGGCAGAGGCAGAGAGGAAGCTGATCCTCGACCCACCTACCTGGAAGTTGGTCTTCGTGCCAAAGCTCCTTACAACGCCGCAGGACCTGTACACCACCTGCATGCAGACCGGCTATCAGTACGCGCTGTGGAACGGGCGCATCTTTGCGGCGGGTGCGCCGGGCGAGGGCATGGTCGATACCGGAATGTTGGAAGGGGACATCACGTGAGCTACGTTTCCCTTTCCAAGGAAGAGAAGAAGGGCGTTAAGCGCTTCCTAGAAGGCAAGGCCCGTGAGCTGATGGAGGCGGGTGCCGACTACGCTCTCGTCTTCAGGGCAAGCTCAGGCATTGGCCGCTCGGTCACCGTCACTGTGAAGGGGCCGAAGGGCGAGGTCCTCGAGATGGACGTCACGGACTACTCCACCTGGTGACCCATGAGACACTTCATTGACAGCCTGAAGGGGGCGCTCATTCTGATCTGGATGACCGGTGCCCACCGCACCTTGGCCCCGCTACTGCTCGTTCTCATGGTCATCAGCTTCGCCTTCGGCTATCTCGTGAGGTCCCTGCTGTAACACGCGTTACACATTTTCATCAACACGCGGGTCGCCAGCGTGATACAATAGCAGTATGAAACAAACCAAACCTGCTCCAACCGGTAGCGTTCATGCTCGGCGTATTCCCGCTCGGCACTTCTTCAACACGGCCTTCAAGGACTTCTCGCTCTACGACAACGTCCGCTCCATCCCGAAGCTGACCGACGGCCTCAAGCCGGCGCAGCGCAAGGCTATCTACGGCACGCAGCTCCGCGGCGAGAACGCGGGACTGATCCAGGTCGAGCGCCTCGCCTCAGCGGTCGCAGCTTCCACTGACTACCACCACGGCACCGGCTCTCTCGCCTCGACGATCGTCGGTATGGCGAACGCCTACCCAGGCTCCAACAACTGCAACCTCTTCGTGCCTGAAGGTCAGTTCGGATCGCGCCTGACGGCCGAGTCCGCCGCTCACCGCTACATCGAGACGAAGCTCTCACCCTGGTTTCGCGCTCTCTTCCCGAAGGCCGACGACGCGATCCTCGAGCACCATGAGACCGACGGCGAGAAGATCGAGCCCAAGACCTACGCGCCCCTGCTCCCGCTGGTTCTCGTCAACGGGGCTCAGGGCACCGGCACTGGCCACGCGTGTCTCATCCTCTCCTACCACCCGGGCCAGGTCCGCGACGCCTGTCTGGCGGTCCTCGCCGGCAAGCGCCTCAAGCCAGGCACCCTGACTCCATGGTTCAACGGCTTCAACGGCACCGTCGAGCGCAACCCCGAGACCGGCCAGGTCGTGGTCACCGGCAAGCTGGAGGTGGTGAACAGCACCACCATCAAGGTCACTGAGCTGCCGATCGGCACCTACCTCGACCAGTACAAGGACCGCCTCAACAAGCTCGAGGACGCCGAGTTCATCAAGGACTACGAGGACCGCTCCACCGAGCAGGGCTTCGACTTCACGATCACGGTACCACGCAGCACGACGGCGCTCTCGACCGAGGAGCTCTACAAGAAGTTCGGCCTCATCAGCCGCGACACCGAGAACTTCACGGTGTGGAACATCGGCGGCACCCTCCAGCGGTTCGAGTCCGCTGAGGCGCTCATAGATGCCTTCGTGCCATGGCGGCTGGCGGTGATGGAGACCCGTCGGCAGTTCCTCATCGCCGACCTCAAGGAGCAGGTTCGCTTCGCGAGCGAGGTCATTCGCTTCATCAAGTTCTACCTCAAGAACGTGGCGCTCTTCCGCGACACGAGCAAGAAGGAGCTGATCGCCACGCTTCTCGAGCATCACTTCGTCGACTACGAGCGGCTGCTCGCGATGCAGATCTGGTCGCTGACGAAGGACCGCATCGCCGAGCTGGAGGAAAAGCTCGCCGCGCTCAAGGCCGCCCTGGCGAAGATCGAGGCCGACACCGCCATGGACATGTACCGCCGCGAGCTGAAGGCGCTGGAGGTCTGATGCTCTCGAGTCCGCTCCACTACGACAAGCTGCTGGGTCGGACGATCGACCTCAGCCAGCTGGTGGAGGTGGGCGACGCCTACATTGACGAGAGCCACCACAAGGTCGGTTTCTACTATCGCTACGCTGCTGCTCCAGCCAAGGAGTACCTGCACTTTGAGCGGCCGCTGCGCGACGGTCCGTGGCGCAACCCAGATATGTCGCTGCGCAACCCATCGCAGGAGCTGGATACCCTAGGTGAGGAGCTCTACATCATCTACAATCAAGAGAAAACCGGACCGAACGCTGCGTTTAGCTACATCGTCATTCACGACGAGGAGTCCGGTCGCCCGCTTGGGCTTATCAACATGGAGCGCCAGGTTGAGAAGCTCATCGAGACCTGGCAGAAGTGGAAGGCGGTTGAGCCTGAGATCTACGCCGTCATCCGCAAGCACCTTGCGTAGGAACCCGCACCATGAGCCAAGACGACATCATCAGCGCGATCTCCATCGAGCTTGACCGGCTGTACGCCACCTTTGACACTCGGGTCCTGGCAGCGGCGATGCTGGTGAAGTCCACTGTCGTGCTACGCGCGTGTCACTCAGCTGGCGCCATGAAGGTGGAGGACGTGCAGGCGATGATCAAGGAGGTGACCTCTGACATCTACCTTCCGCTGCCAAGGAGCCAGGTGCCCCCAGTCATCACCACGGACGGCGGTCCGCCGAACCTGCAGTGATCGTGCTCTGGGTCCTTGGCGCCCTGGGTCTGGGGACCTTGATCTACTCGTTAGTTGGGCTGCTGCTTGACACGCTGAGCGGCAACATTGACTGGCAGAACGGGTCCGATCTCGTCAACCCTCTGCGCACCACCTTCACCCACACCGTAGGAGATTAAATACAGCTCCTCTGCTGCATTCAGTCCTGTGTTTGGTGCGATGTCCACACGGGGTTGGTGTAAAATAGACCATGCACTGGACTCAACTTCCACGCTTCATTGCCGACTGGATCGCCTACGACGCGCTGATGGTGCCAGACAGCTGGCGCCGGCCCATCGCCAACGGCATGACCGTGGTCTTCTGGATTGACCTCTTTCTACTCCTAGTCTTCATGGCGATCTATGCCGCGTGAGCTTCTCTTCTCTGTCACCGCCGCTGACTGCGACTGGAAGTTCAGTCACGGCCAAGGGGCAGGTGGGCAGGCGCGCAACAAGAGCCTGACAGCGGTGCACTGCACCCATCGGGACAGCGGTGCCCATGCCTACTCCCAGGACGGGCGCAGCCAGCAGAGCAACAAGTCCGATGCCTTCGTCAAGATGTGCGGTACGAAGGAGTTCAAGGCCTGGCACCAGCGCGAGGTCTGGAAGAAGATGGGCGTCCTTGAGCAGATTGATCGCGCGGTCGCTGAGGGCATGACCATGCGCAACCTTCGCCTCGAGGTTCGCGTTGACGGCAAATGGGTAGAGGTTGACTTCAATGACCCGCTGGATCTGACTATTGATGCGGAGAACCTGACCGCTGCGTGATGAACCCGTTTAGAGTGCTTGGCCTCGCCGATAACTCGTCCATTGAGGACGCTAGAAAGGTGTGGCGTGCGCTGCGGGGGAAGTACCACCCTGACATAGGTGGAAATGAGGCGAAGTTCAAGGAGTTCAAGGAAGCATGGGAATTCATTCAGGCTGGATACCAGGTACCCCCACCGGAAGCGACGAGACCGGTCTATGCTTCCTCGTTCGATCCGGTTCCGCCCTCGCGCTCCAGCGCTGGCGCGAGAAGCAGACCGTACGGGAAGGCAGCCGGTCCTCGGCTGCCAGCAACGACGCCCAACTGGCAGCGTGGGAAGATGGCCTACCAGGTGCAGCTGCAGATCACAGCGCAGCAGGCAGCGAAGGGCTGCACCGTGCCGTATCTTCATGGCGGTGAGGTCATGACCTACGACGTCCGTTCAGGAACGCGAGCTCACACACGGGAGATTACCGTGCCCGAGAGCCAGGTTATCGGGGCGACATGGGGCCGCCATGTAACTATTCTCGTTCAACTGGATGTCACATGAAAAAGGACTACTACTCAATTCTAGGCGTTCCGAAGGACGCCACCGACGACGACCTCAAGAAGGCCTATCGCGTTCTTGCCAGCAAGTGGCACCCTGACAAGCAGCCTGACGAGGCCGAGAAGAAGAAGGTCGAGGAGAAGTTCAAGGAGGTCAAGGAGGCGTACGAGATCCTCACTGACCCGCAGAAGCGGGCCATCTACGACCAGGGTGGTGACCCACACGGCCCTGCGGGTGGATTTCAGGGTTGGCACACCGCCTCAAGTGGGTCGGAAACAGATCAGATCCTGGAGGCTCTGCGTCGCTCACGCGGCTTTGGCCCTAGCTTTAAGGGAAGCAGCAACTTCCGCCAAACCGTTCAGTTCCAGGCGGGGATCACGCTGAAGGAGGCCTTCGCGGGCTTCACCATTGACATGCAGCTGCCTGGCGGCGGGGTCGAGGTTCTCAAGGTGCCTCCTGGCACCCCCGACGGCTACCAGAGCCGCCACGATCTGACGCCCAATCTGACCGCCATTGTCATCACCCGCATCCATGACCCTAACTTCACGGTGCGCACCGCCTCCGAGTGCTCGTGGCACCCTGAACAGCTGGACGGCAAGCAGGTGGTGGTCGTCGAAACAGGCCACATCGAGACCACCGCCACCGTGGATGCGCTGGACCTCTTGATCGGCGGTTGGACAGTCGTTACTGGCTTCGATGGTGAGAAGCTGGAGGTGCGCGTGCCAGCGGGTTTCGACGCCGTGACCTCACGGCTGCGCGTCAAGGGCAAGGGCTACTACCACTGGATCCACGACCTCAACAAGCCTGGTGAGCGAGGAGACATCTTCGTGCGGCTCAGCCCCGTCTTCGCCGCCCCAAAGAACCTGGACCCAGCGAAGGTGAAGGCGCTCTACGACGCGGTGAAGATCTACCATCCAACTATTGATGTCAAGGTATGACGACGTCCTACCGCGGACTTTCGAAGGTCATCTCAGGCGGTCAGACTGGCGTTGACCAAGGCGGGCTGATGGCGGCGTGGGCAGCAGGCGTAGCCACTGGTGGCTTCTGCCCAGCGGGCTGGCGCACGACCGCTGGTCCTAACCCGCTGCTGGCGGTGCTGGGGCTCACTGAGCACCCCAGCTCCAGCTATCCACCACGAACGGTCCTCAACATAGAGACAGCAGACGCCACCTTGCTTCTCGGCTTCAACCTGAACTCAGCTGGCAGCCGCCTGACCGCCGCTGAGTGTGCCCGCGTGGGCAAGCCCTGCCTGCAGGTGCAGTTTCCACAGGGAAGCCGGAGCACCGTAGCAGTTGAGATCACCTTGATCGAGACCATAGTCAGCTTCATCATTCAGCACCAGGTTGAGGTCCTCAACGTCGCCGGTAACCGCGATAGCGACGACGCCCTGCCGAACTACCACCAGACCCTGCGCTACGTAGCTCAGGCGCTGGAGCTGCTTGCTGAGCGGGAGCTGCTGGTCCGGGTAACCTGAGCCTTACCCTACGGAGCCGCGTAAGTAGAGTAGAATGACAGCTAGAGCTGAAAGGACCCAACATGGACTACACCTTCGAGCACGAGTACCTCGACCTGCTGCACTACATCCTCGACAAGGGTGAGGACCGCGCCGACCGCACGGGTACCGGTACCCGTGCCATCTTCGCCACCTCGCTGAACATCGACCTCGCTGATGGCTTCCCGCTTCTGACCACCAAGAAGCTACCTTGGCGCTCCATCGTCGCTGAGCTGCTGTGGTTCATCGAGGGCTCGGAGGACGAGCGCCGGCTCGCTGAGCTGACCCACGGTACCCGCGACCCCGCCAAGGAGACCATCTGGACTGCCAACGCAAAGGCGACGAGCGGTTCCAGCTTCAAGCCTTCCTTTGAGGGTGACCTGGGACGCATCTACGGGGTGCAGTGGCGCGCCTGGCGCAGCGCCAAGGTCGAGAGCTATGAGGACTACCTGAACCACCACGACGGGTCTGGCGGCACGACATACTTCGGTGCGAAGGTCCAGCAGACACAGATCGATCAGCTCGCTCAGGTGGTCCACAAGCTGCGCACCAACCCAACCGACCGCCGCATCATCCTCACCGCCTGGAACCCAGGTGAGCTGAACCAGATGGCGCTTCCGCCGTGCCACATGTTCGCGCAGTTCTACCTCAGCAACGACAGCAAGCTGAGCTGCCAGATGTACCAGCGCAGCGTTGACAGCTTTCTCGGGCTGCCGTTCAACATCGCGTCCTATGCGCTGCTGACGCACCTGCTTGCGTACACCGTTGGCGCTGAGGCGGGCACCCTGTCGATGGTGCTTGGTGATACGCACATCTACAAGGACCACGTCGTCGCCGTTGAGAAGCAGCTGCTGCGCGAGCCGACTGAGCTGCCTCGGCTGCGCATCACATCGGAGCGCAAGGAGGTGGATGAGTACACCGTCGATGACTTCCAGCTGGTCGGCTACAACCCGCAGGCCGCCATCCCAGCCAAGATGAGCGCCTGACATGGGTCACTACGCCTGCGACATGCACCCTGAGTGGTTTGGTGAGGGGCCGCTTCATGAGCCAGCCTCCACCGACTACCACTGGGTGGTCGGTGATGACTTTGTGGTGCAGACGGCAATCGACTTCGAGCGCTCCTGCGGGTCTGGCCGCCTGGCCTACATGGAGCGCATGCAGAAGAAGCACCACGAGAAGCGCGAGGACGCTGAAAGTGAAGCAGAGCACCTCTGCCTGGAGGCAATCGCAGCCGCTGGAACCAGCCTCAAGGAGCTGGTTGAAACTCTGAAGGACCAACCATGGAAGAGGTAAGCCACTTCTACCGCTACATCCGCCCGCAGCGCTTTGACGAGAAGCGAGTGGAGCTGGTGACCCTTCCCACCGGCGGCATCTGCCTCCGCTTCGGTGAGCTACCTGAAGGCGACCTCTTCTTCACCTACGCGCGCTGCCACCCTGATGACCACTTCAGCAGAGATGTGGCACGGGTCATCGCTGATGACCGCGCCAAGCTGGCGCTGGAGGAGCCCCGCGTGCTGGAGCGGCTGCGCTACCTCCCAAACATGCAGAGCACTGGGGTGCTGGTGCCCACCGTCGTCATACGGGCTCGCGAGAGCCCGACGGGTACCGACCACCTGCTCATCGAGCGGTACATGGAGATCGAGTACGCAGGCTTCGCTGACGTGCTGGAGGACCTCTATCTCACCAATCTTCGCGAGGCACGTCGGTGCGAGTCGTGGAAGCGCGTGAACGCCGACCTGCTTGAAGGCACCTACGCGGAGCTGTCCAGGTGAATCACCAGAAGGGCAACCTGGTAAGCTACGTCCGACGCGGCGTCATCCTGCAGCAGGTCAACGCGCAGGGCGTGATGGGGTCCGGCATCGCCAAGGACATCCGTGAGCGCTGGCCAGCGGTATGGGAGGCCTACTCCGCTGAGGTGCAGCCACCTAGATCCGTTTCACCAGGGCGTGGAGCTGAGCACCTGGGTAAGGTGATTCCAGTGCAGGTAGAACCGGACCTCTGGGTCTACAACCTGGTCGGTCAGCAGTTCTACGGGCGCGACGAGCGGCGCTACACCTCGTACGACGCGCTGGACACCGCGCTGGCCCGTGCCGGTCAGATCGCCCGGCTGACGGGCCTCTTCCACTACGACTTTCACCACCCGTACATGGGCTGCGGCCTCGGGGGCGGGTACTGGCCAGTCGTGGCCGCTCTTATCGAGCATCACATTGGGCCTGACACCACGCTCTGGTCACTCGACTAACCCGTAAATAGGGGGTACCACAGGTGCCCACCTATGCAGTTTCTCCAGCAGCTCGACGAGGCCGCGAACATCCCCGTTGACGTCCTCAAGGACAAGATGAAGAAGGACCCGCGCGTCAAGCAGGTCTTCCAGCGCGCCCTGAACGTCGATGAGCTCAAGGACCCCGCGGAGTTTATCCGGACCCTCCGCTACTACATCTTCAGCAATCCCCAGGTCCGCGCCCACGTTGACCAGCGCGCCGACGCGCGCGACGTCAGTAAGCACTGGTGGAAGCGGATAGCCGCCACCAAGCCGACCGACGAGCTCAAGCAGATTGACCTTGACTGGCTGCAGAACCTGGTCAAGGACATCTTCAAGGACGTCGGGCAGGTGCAGAAGGGCGACCTCAGCAAGCGCGCCCACGACGTGCTGCACGTCGCGTTCAGCCGCCACTTTCACATCGATGCCTACACCGCCCGCGAGCTGGGCAGCCTGAACCTCAAGCCGTCCCGCCCCATCACCGTCTATCACGGCTTCCACTTCGATGAGCGGTCCCTGAAGGCAGGTGACAACTTCCTGTCCTACGGCACCGGTCTGAAGTTCCTGAAGTCCATCCGTGAAGGCACGCGGGTCGTCGACCTCGATCTCGATGACTACACCGCGTGGACGAAGGACCGCGACTCAGCGCTTAGATCAGCGCTCTACGGGCGAGATGACTCATGGCGAGGGATGGACAGCAACCCAGAGAAGAAGCTGAGCAGGCACGGCGCTGAGCTGGGCTTCGTCGTGTCGACGCTGGCGGAGCCTGAGGACGTAGTCGTTGACATGCAGAAGTTTGGTGAGAAGAACTACTGGCCGCAGGAGGCGCACCACTCCTACAACACCGTCATTCTCAAGCCAGGCAAGCGCCTAGCTCGCGTCGTCAGCAAGCACACCAAGGCCGGCGAGGTGGACCCCACCGCTACCGAGCAGGGCGCCGCCAACCTCGACGCGCTGCAGGACCAGCTCTCGCTCTTCGCGAAGGTGCTGAAGCTGCCCTTCGCCGAGATCGACTACCGTGACCTGAGCTGGGGCACCGGAGCCCAGGGGCGCCTGGAGCAGATCAAGCTGCTGCTGGACCCGGCCATCAAGGAGAAGATCGGGAAGCTGCTGAACTCAGCGCTCAGCTACTTCAAGAAGTACCTGGCAGATCTCGACCTGGCACAGCTGACCGCCGCCGCAGGTGCCAACTCAGAGGCCTACAACGTTATCAAGCAGCTGCACGCGATCTTTGATGAGGGCATCGCCCACCCAGCCTACGCCGACCCCAACTCTCCACAGCGGCGCGGCCGTGAGGCAGGCTACGTCAAGATCAAGGACCTCGCCTCTGGGGACCAGCTGCTGACCTCTCGTGCCTACGACATGCGAGCCAATGAGCTGGCGGACATCGTGGCCCGCCAGAAGCGCTGGACTCAATGGAACATCAACGGCGTCGTTGGCGACCTGGCTAGGGTGGTGCGCCCAGGGCTGAAGCTACCTGAGAAGCTGCACCTCACCGGCTGGAAGGTGCAGGGCCCGCTGCTGGCGGACGCCGTCACTGGCTTCTTTCAGCTCATTGACGAGCCGGTGCCAGCTACCCATGCCGAGCAGGCCAAGCGCATTCGAGAGGTGGCCAACGAGGCCTCCCGTACCGCTGCAGCTGCTACCTTCCTGCAGAAGATAAAGGCAGCTGCCTCAGGCCTGGCGGAGTAAATAGCTCGATGTCTGTTCTTCCATATGATCACCTTTAAGCAGTTCCTCGTTGAGGCTGACCTTAGCTCGGTGTCCTCAGATAGCAGCCCCGCCGCTAAGGAAAAGGGGCGTGCCGCCATCGCTGCCGCCGCGGGTATCGACGCCGCCACGCTGCAGAAGATGCAGCCGTACTTCAAGAAGGCGGCGGACTCCAATCTCATGGCGGCATACAACAGCTTCGTCGACGCCTTCCCTAAGGAGTCCAAGGCGATCAATCGAGCAAAGTCAGATGGGGTCGGACCAGGTGAGCTGGTGCTCTACTTCGTCTTTGACAACCTCGGCATCGGTGGAAAGAACTCGCCCATCGACGTCTTCATGAACGGCAAGCCATACGCCGAGGTGAAGGCAGGTAGAAAGAACGGCCCAGACGCCATCAACAACTTCAAGGTCACCAAGGACGGGGACAAGGCCGTTACGCAGCTCCTGAAGGACCTGTCTGACTTCAACGACACCTACGTGGACATCACGGGAGACAAGCTTGAAGGCTGGCTTGGATCAGGCAAGGCCAACACCAACCCAATCAAGGACTGGCGCAAGCTGGACCTCAAGAAGCTGGCAGGCGAGAGCTCAGGCGGCTCCAAGAAGTCAATCGACCTCATTCTCAAGAAGGACGGCGACCTGCTGAAGAAGGGAGAGGACGACCTGATCCTCAACGTCAAGAAGGCCAAGTCGGTCGCACCCATCAAGAACCTGCTGGATACCGGCGGGTCGGTGACCGTGGACGCCGCGATCAGCACGGTTGACAAGATCATCCAGCGCTGGGTGGACCAGGCCTTCACCGACTACATCACCGGAAAGAAGTTCATCTTCATCGAAACTGGAAGCATGAAGATCCGCTTCGTTGGAGAGATGACGAAGGACATGCTGGACCTGGACTACACCAACCGCAACCAGCCCTACGCAAAGGTCTACTTGGCGCCGAAGAAGTCCAAGGAAAAAGAGGATACGCCCAAGTGAAGCACTCTGAGATCTACGACAAGCACGACGACCGCCGCAAGGCCGCGCGCAAACCCAAGAAGAAGGGGTCGGACAAGAGCGACCGGATTGACCGGTTAGCTCGTGTCTCCTTCAAGAAGTACGTGCAGAACGTGCGCCAAGCGGAGCTAGAGGAGGAGCTGGAGGCTCCACTTGACGACGACCAGCGCTAGTAGCTTTAACCAGCTCAGCCTGGGATAAATACCAGTGCAACCAGAAAGCTACAAATGATCGTCGTGCCGCTAAAGGGTGACAAGATTGAAACGAAGGACGGCGTCACGTTTACCGTCCTTTCGTACACCAATTACCGTGACAAGGGTCCCGCTGTCTACGTCGAGCACACCACCGGCGTGCCGTCTGACCCTGTCTACTTCTTCGACATCAACAAGATCAACGGCAAGGTCATGGAGTACGTGACAGGTGCCAAGGTCTTCAAGGCCGCCGGCGAGGTGAGGCGGAAGTTTCACCTGCCACAGATCAATGACACCGTGACCTACAAGGGTAAGGCTGGCAACGAGATCATTCGAGTTACGGGAGTGAAGCTGCACAAGCGCAACGAGCTGGCCAAGGGGCTCCTGGTCGTTGGCAAGGTAGAGGATGACGAGGATGACAAGAACGAGGTCCGCCTCAATCAGATCATCGACATCGAGCGCGACATCGGCAACGACCTCTTCTCCCGGGACAAGTTTCTACGGTACTATGACGACTACACGGGGTCCTGATGGAGCTGCTGAACGCGCTTAGCAAGCCGCAGAAGAGGCCCTTTCAGGTCTTCAAGGTCACGCACGGGATTGAGGTCATTGATCTCAAGGTGCCGCTGGCGCAGGCGGACGCCTTTCAACAGGCCTTTGAGGCGCTCTCTCAGAAGGACAAGCCAGCAATTCTGCAGGTGCTAGCTGAGCACGGTGGCTCGGTGCTGCCTGCTACGCGAGGAGCGGCCTGATGGCAGATCGCCAGCTCTTTACGAACAACGCCGTCACGCTGCTGGCGGCCCCAATCACCGCCACCGCTACCACCCTGACGGTGATGGCAGGCAACGGGCAGATGTTCCCGTCCCCCGCGGCAGGTGAGTACTTTCTTGTCACGCTCGAAGACCAGGCCTCCACGGTTCGCGAGATCATTCGCGTCAACGGCCGGACTGGCGACACCTTCACCGGTCTGGTACGCGGACAGGAACAGGACCTGGAGGGCATGCCTCCTCGCGCCTGGTCCGCCTCGGCAGGCAGCGACACGCTGGTCGATCACCGCATCACCGCGCGGACGATGTTCAACGCGCTGGAGCAAGGAACGGACGAGGTCGGTGTCATCGACATCTTGGACGAGGGCACATCACTTGGCTCTGCAACCAGCCTGGACTTTGTAGGCGGCGGGGTCACCGTCTCCGGCGCCGGTCCTGCCAAGACGGTCACCATTCCGGCTCCACCTGCACCCACCCTGTCAATCGACGACCTAACCGACGTTGACACGGTCACCGCGCCACCCTCGATCGGGCAGACGCTGAAGTGGGACGGCACCAACTGGGTTCCAGGTAACGACAACATCGGAGGACCTGGTGGCACCGCTCCGGTGTTCAACGCAGCGTACACCTTGATCCCAGCCGACCCTGACACGGTCCTTCAAACAACGCAGAGCTTCATCGCTGGCAGCACGTCCCTGTACGTCGGCGGCCTTCGCCAGAAGCTCGGTTCATCATATACAGAATCAGCGCCTAATCAGCTGACGCTGCCATACGTTCTAACGCAGGCAATGATCGACGAGGGCCAGGATATCACGATTGACTTCATCGCTTCGTGACCCGTACCTAAATATAGCGACACCCTTAGGAGGACTTCATGGCTCTCACCAAAATCCGCGGTAACACGCAAATCATCGATCTCACCATCGGCAACGCGCAGATCGCTACCGCCGCAGGTATCGAGCTCTCCAAGATCGAGGATGGCGACCTACTCGTAAAGAGCGACGGGTCAGTTCCGTTTACCGCCCCGCAGGGCGGCGTTGCGCCAATTACCCCCAATGACCTAGCCACAAAGGGCTACGTTGATGCCGTTTCAACCGGTCTCGATGTCAAGGACGCCGTTCGGGTCATCTCGCTCACTGATATCCCGCTAACTGGTATCCAGACCGTTGACGGTGTCTCGCTGGTAGCGGGCGACCGTGTGCTGGTCGCCGGACAGACCCTGGGGGAAACGAACGGCATCTACGTTGTTGGCGCCGGCGCCTGGGTACGCTCTGCGGATGCAGATGCAGATGGCGAGGTCAACTCAGGCATGTTCGTCTTCGTCGAGGAAGGCCTGGCAAACGGAGATTCGGGCTGGGTCCTGTCAACTCCTAACCCAATCGATCTTGACGTCACGCCGCTAAGCTTCTCACAGTTCTCGTCAGCTGGCGAAATCGAAGCTGGTGGGGGTCTTGTTAAGGTCGGCAGCACGCTTGACGTTGTTTCAGCCAACGGCGGCATCGTTGTCAATCCCGACAACATCGCGCTGACCCTTGCAAATGCCACGCTGGCCATTGGCGCAGGTGGTCTCAGCCTTGCCGCTCTACCACAGGCTCAGTTCCTGATCGGTAGCGCCACAAACGTTGCTACTCCGCAGACCATCTCGGGTGACATCACCATCGATGAGCTGGGCGTAGCGTCAATCACCCCAGGAGCTATCTCAGCCGCTGACATTCCTGACGGCTCGGTGCCTCTTGTGAAGCTGGCGGCAGGTCTGCCAGCCGGGCAGATCATCGTCACGGCGGCCACCACCGGTGTTCCGACCTACGTGACCGCCTCAGGCGACGCCACGATTGCACCAAGCGGGGCCATCACCCTTGCACCGATCGCGCTCACCAAGCTCGTTCCAGGGACTGCCGCTCAGATCATCGTCAACGACGCTCTTGGCGTTCCGACCTATGTGACCGCCAGTGGTGACGCCACGATCGCGTCAGACGGTACGATCACTCTGGCGGAGATTGACTTTGACGCACTTGCTCCGCTGGCCTCTACCGAGATCATCATCGGTACCGCCGCCGGCAATGCAGCAGTTGTGGTCTCGGGCGACATCACGCTGGCTGAGACCGGGGCAGCCACGATAGGCGTCGGCGCCGTCACGCTACCTAAGATCGTAGCCCTTGCTCCGGCGCAGATCATCGTCGGCTCCGGCGCAGGCAACGTCTCAGTGGCGCTCTCAGGCGACGTCACGATGACCGAGGGCGGGGTTGTCACGATCAACCCAGCAACGGTCGTCAGCGTGGCGGATGTGATCACGCGTGAAACGCCAGTCGGTTTGATTGATGGCCTCAACGCAATATTCACGCTGGCAAACACCCCGAAGGTTGGGACCGAACACGTGTACTTGAACGGCCTGCTACAGGACGTAGGGACTGGCAATGACTACACGATTGCTGGTGCCGTGATCACGTTCGAGTTCGTTCCAGCCGTAGGCGACAAGATCCGTGTTTCCTACTTCAAGTGATTGGAATTGGTGAGGGTCCCGGTCCTCACCAATCAGGTAAAGGTGCAGAGTGAGGACACAACTACCCGGTAAGCAGATCCTAGATAGCAGCGTTGAGACCAGCGATCTACTGGATGGTGCGGTTACCGAACCAAAGTTAAGTGATACTGGCGTAACAGGCGGCACATACAACAAGGTCGTCGTTTCAGCCAAAGGACGGGTGACCTCCGCCACTCTTGAGACGACGCTCGCGGGCGTCGGCATCACCGACGCCCAGCCGCTCGACGCCGATCTAACCGCGTTTGCTGCGCTTGGGACGAACGGACTCGTCATTCGCTCAGGTGAGGGAGCGGTCGTGACCCGTACGCTGGTAGCTCCCGCCGCCGGCCTCACCATCACCAACCCAGATGGCGTCGCCAATGCTCCAACGTTCGCACTGGCCAATGACCTAGCCGCTCTTGAAGGGCTCGCTTCAACGGGTATTGCGACGCGCGTTGCCGTGGACACCTGGGTCACCCGCACCATCCTTGGAACCGCTGGAACCATCGTCGTCACAAGCGGCACCGGCGTCGCAGGCAACCCGACGATCGACCTCGCTGACGCTGGCACCGCTGGCACCTACGGGTCGGCGACCTCGGTGCCAGTCATCACCACTGACGCCAAGGGCAGGGTCACCTCGGTAGTCTCGACCCCCATCACCTTCCCACCGGCGTCGGTCACCAGTGTCTTCACCCGTACCGGCGACGTAGTCGCCGTCGAAGGCGACTACACCCTCGACCTGCTTGGCGACGTTTCAACGACCGGTGCAGCTAATGGAATGGTGCTCACGTTCAGCGCGGGCACCTGGGCCCCCGCCGCCGTCGCACCTGCTCCTGTTACCAGCGTCTTCAGCAGGGTAGGGGTCGTCTCAGCGGTGAAGGGCGACTACGTCCTTGACCTGCTCGGCGATGTTCTCTTGACTGCTCCTGCCGCCGGAGAGGTCCTGCAGTTCAACGGCACCCTTTGGGCCAACACCGTGCCAACGCTCGGTACCGTCACCTCGGTGGACATCACACCTCCAGTGGCAGGCATCTCCGTCAGCGGTGGGCCAATTACATCCAGTGGCACGTTCGTGCTAACGCTCGCCAACGACCTCGCTGGTATCGAGGGGCTTACCGGAACTGGGTTCTCTGCGCGCACCGGCGCCGACCTCTGGGCGGTGCGTACGATCACCGGCACCGTCGCCAACATCAGCGTTACCAACGGCAGCGGCAGCACCGGCAACCCAACCATTGACCTCGCTGACGCAGGAACGCCTGGTACGTATGGTGACACGCTCACCGTTCCAGTCCTCACCACCGATGCCAAGGGCCGGGTGGTCACGGTCGTCGAGACCGCCATCACCTTCCCTGTCACCACCGTCTTCGGCCGCTCAGGCGCCGTTGTCGCCGCTGAAGGCGACTACTCGCTGGACCTCCTTAGCGACGTCACGCTCACCGCCCCTGCTACCGGCGATCTGCTGCGCTTCAACGGAGCGGAGTGGGTCAACTCCACCCCACCGGCGGTCGTCGCCGACCCAGGCGCCAACGGCTTCGTCGTGCGCACCGCGCTCAACGTCTCGGCGGCTAGGACCCTCATCGCTGGAACCGGCGTCAGCATCTCCAACGGCGACGGCGTCATCACCAACCCGGTCATCACCAACACCGGCGTTGTCAGTCTAGCAGGAACATCCAACCAGGTCCTCGTCTCAGCGGCCACTGGTGCTGTGACCCTCTCGACCCCGCAGGACATCCACACCGGCGCCACACCGTCCTTCGCGCAGGTGACGGTCGGCGCCGACCCGGTTTCAGCCCAGCAGGTCGCGACCAAGCAGTACGTCGACAACTTCATCACGGGCCTGGACTTCAAGCCATCGGCCATCGCCGCCACCACAGCGGCCATCACGCTCGCTACCCCGCCTGCTGTCATCGATGGCGTCACGCTGACGGAAGGCGACCGCATCCTGGTCAAGAACCAGGCGGCAGGCGCTGAGAACGGCATCTACACCTACAGCGCCACCGGGCTGGTGCGAGTTCCTGATGCCGATGAGGACGTCGAGGTCACCGCTGGGCTCTACGTCTTTGTCACCGACGGTACCCTCAACGCCGACAGCGGCTGGGTCCTGTCTACCCCTGACCCCATCGTCGTCGACACCACGCCGCTGGCGTTCGTGCAGTTCACGGGCCTGGGTCAGGTGGCCGCCGGTGCCGGCCTCACGAAGACCGGCAACCAGCTCGACGTCGTCACTGCCGACGTAGGTCGCATCGTCGTCAACCCGGACAGCATCGATCTCGCCCTTGCGGGCTCGGCAGGTACGCACGGCAGCGCCATCTCCGTCCCGACCTTCACGACTGACGCGTATGGTCGGGTTACAGCGGTGACACCGACGTCGATCGCCTTCCCAGTCACCACCGTCTTCGGCCGCACCGGCAACATCGTTGCCACTGAAGGTGACTACTCCCTTGACCAGCTCAGCAACGTCGCGGTGACCACCGCCGTCCCTGACCAGGTCCTTACCTACAATGGGTCCACGTGGGTCCCGACGGACATCCCGTCCCCAGCGCTTGATGACCTCACCGATGTCACCCTCACCACGCCAGCCATTGGTCACGTGCTCACCTTCAACGGCTCCGAATGGGTTGACGCGCAGCCCACGGGTACCTGGGGTCTCATCACAGGGGACATGACCAACCAGAGCGACCTTGACACCGTGCTTACCCTGCTGGGGAACGTCGCCGTCAGCACAGGTGTGACGACCACCACCGACTCGGCGGGCCTAACTCCCATTGACGACTTCACGGTGCAGGTGAACGAGGTTGGACAGGCTATCTTCCACGATCAGCTGGGTCAAGGCATCGAGAACGCCATTCGAACCTTCCCTCAGCAGGTCTACCCGCTCGCCAACCTCGGCATCACGGTAGACGGGCTCTACATCCGCTACTTCGGCTACGGCGAGAACGGCGTCCTCACTGTCACCGCTGACAGCCAGACGAACAACCCGGGCCTGCTGCAGGTCGGCTACGTCATGGTCAAGGTCAACGGCGGGGTCACCTCCTTCATTGACGGAGCGGCAGGCCCCCGCAACGCCGTCTCACAGCCTGAGTTCGCGGGCAACACCGAGCTGCTGGAGGCGTACGCCGAGATCACCTCGGACGTCTTCATTCAGCCAAACACCAACCTGACGCTGCGCTCAACTGAGGGCGTCGTCAAGGGCGAGTCAGCCAACTGGGGCGGCGCTGACGTCAACGTGCGCCCGATCCCCGCTGAGGACCCGCTCGTCTTCGGCATCTTCAACCCCGGCACCCTTGCCTCAGGGGTGTTCCCAAGCGCGTCCACCAACGTCCAGGTAAACCAGTACTGGAACGGCACCGCGATGGTAAACCTCGGCAACAACCGCGCGACGGTGCAGCGCATCCTGATCTCGCTGCGCGGCAACGCGCTCGTGCAGGTGGGTGAGGTACAGTACAACGACCTAGACACAGCGGTTGACAACATCAACTTCGCCCCCTTCACGACCATCTTCCCAGCGGGTACCACCGTTGAGGTCTGCCGCTTCGCCGTTGAACAGGGCACCACCAACCTTTCAACGCAGGCGGTCTTCGCGTACGCCGGTGGGGGTGGGGGTGGTGCGAGCGCCGGTGCCGGCACCGTCGTCATGGTCGAGGCGACCTCCACCTCGCCTGGGCTGACCATCGTTGGCAGCCCAATCACCACCTCGGGCACCCTCGAGTTTGACCTGGTGCCTTTCACCTCTTCAACTGAAGGCATCGTCCCAGCCTCAGGCGGCGGCACCACCAACTTCCTTCGGGCTGACGGCACGTGGGCCTCGACGAGCGCCAGCACAGGGACTGTCACGTCGGTCAACGTCGCTGGTGGCACCACTGGGCTCACCTTTGTGGGTGGGCCAGTCACCACAGCGGGCACCATCACCGCTGGCGGCACCCTCGCAATCACCAGCGGCGGCACCGGTCAGACGACCGCCAGCGCCGCCCTTAACGCCCTGCTGCCGGCGCAGACGGGTCTCGATGGGGCGGCGCTGCTGACCGACGGCACTGCCGCCTACTGGGGCCAGCCAACGATGCGGGCGGCTCAGCTGTTCAACTACAACTTTGGGACGGTAACAACACCGCCGCCAGCGAATGGCACCATTCGCTACAACACCGCGGGACAGACCACGGCGACCCAGGTCTTTGTGGATGCGTCCACCGGTGCCCCCGCGACGGACCTCACGAACTACTACCGCAAGATCACGCCCAACACAGTGCTCTGGGTCCAGGCGCGCAACGACGCGGACCAGTTCCAGCAGTGGTTCATCACCGCGGTGGCTGAGGATGTCGCCAACAGCTACTTCACCTGGACTATCCAGCTGCTGAGCAGCGGTGGCGCGGCGTTCACCAACAACCAGCAGCTGACGCTTGGCTATGTCTTTGCCGGTGGGCAGCCTGAGAGCATCGCGCTTACTGACCTCAGCGACGTCACCGTTTCGGCGCCAGCCACCAACCAGGTCCTGCAGTTCAATGGCACGCAGTGGGTCAACGCGGCAGCCGCGGGTACCGCCCCTGGCGGTGCCACTACCAACGTTCAGTACAACAACGCGGGTGCCTTCGGTGGCGACCCAGCCTTCAACTTCGTTGCAGGTGCCAACCCGCACGTCGCTATCACCGGCACTGTAGCGACCAACCAGCTGCGCGTCGGTGGGTCAGCGCAGGTCGGCACGGCCACTCTGTACATCGAGTCTAACAACGCGAGCCAGGACGGCCTCCTGGCATACTTCAACAGCGGCACGCCGGCGTCGAGCGCGCTTATCTCGTACGCGTACAACGGCTCTCAACCAATCATCCGCGTCGTTGACGGTGACGATGACCCAACGTACATTGAGTTCAGCACCGTAGCGGCTATTGGTCAGACGGCTGGGACCTTCGCCGCCCCATCGATCATAAATCGCTTTGGCAGCCGTGGGCCTAATGCAAATGGAACAACCGGTTTCGCGTGGAGCGTAAGCGCCAGTGGCTCTGCCTTCACCACCATCGCTGAGCTGGACAGCCAGTTCCTGCGCATTCCAAGCGGTACGACCGCTCAGCGGCCGGGAACACCAACGGCAGGGATGACGCGGTTCAACACGACCACTAGCAGAACTGAAACGTATACCGGAACCGCATGGGTGCCAAGCGGTTCAGTAATTCAGACGGTCGTCGGAACTGTAGCAAAAGCGAGCTCAAACCTTCAGATACCGTATGACACCAGCATCCCTACAAGCGGAGAGGGCTTTCAGCTGTGGACGCAGTCCTTCACGCCTATCCTTGCCACAAGTCGAATTCTCATCACAACAAACTCCTTCTTCATCATAAACTCGGCAGCCGACGTTATTGTTTCCTGTGCAACGTTCAACGGAACCACGAATATCAATGCTCAGGTACTGGGATTTGGAACCACTTCTGGTGCAGGCAATCAGTACAGCGTTACAGCGACTGAGATATCCGGTTCAACTGCAGCAAGAACGTACTCCTTTAGAGCAGGACCAAATTCGGGTGTCACTGTTTTCTATGGTCAGGGAGTAACAGCAACATTCGGAGCAGCAGTTACCGGAACCTTCATAATTCAGGAAATCGCGGTGTGATCTATGGCGATCAACTACTGCACGCTGAGCGGCTACACGCTTGATACCTTCTGCGGCAACATCCGGCAGAAGGTGCTCGACCGTCTCATTGATGAGAAGTACCCCGACATCCCGGTCCCGCCACATGGCGGTGGCGGTGGTGCAGGCACCCGCCCAGGCTGGTCGTTCCCGTACCACACTCCCTTCCAGCCACCGACCGAGCGCGAAGAGGACGACCTGCAGCTGCCTCTCGAGCAGCCGTTCGTCACCGTCTCGGCGCAGCTGCTTGGCGCCTCGGGAGCACAGACGCTCGAGATGAAGCAGCAGCTGGACTTCGTGGTGGTGGTTGGACTCAAGGTCGACGATGCCGACCTCCCACCCGTCGTTGCTGTAAATATCACTGACTTCAACATCTCGTAAGCACATGTTTACCATCAACCACCCGCATGACGTGACCTTCAAGGTCAACGTGATGGGCTCCAACGCCGAGCCTGCGGTGCGCCTGGTCCTGGGGACGTCACCTGAGCTAAGCTTCCAGGCGGACCGCAAAGGCGATGCCTGGTCGGCACCTTTACGCGTTCCTACTGGCATTGAGCCTGGCGTCTACCCGCTGCGAGTAGAGGTCCTCCTCAACAACCGGTACTTCGTGCCGGTCAAGAAGCAGGTCGAGGTGGTCAGCTACGCTGGTCCCCAGCCAGAAGCAGAGGTCGTGACCGTGGCGACCAATGCGCCGCCTGAGGTGGTTGAGCTGCCAGCAGAAATTCCACCACCAGTCGCCACGCAGGCCAGCGTTGAGCCAACTGTCAGCGCGCCGCTTACACCTCCGCCACCAGCCACTCTCAGCTTCACGGTGCCGAAGCAGTCCTCGGGCGTCTTCCAGCTGGCCGCTGAGCGAGAGCCACCGCCGCAGGTCATTCGCCGCCCTGAGGTAGCCCCATTTGTGACAATGGCGCCACCTGTGGTAGCCAAACCGGCTACCAAGCCTGCAGTCGTCGATTTTAACCCGCCGCGCCCTGAGCTCAAGGCAATCTCGAAGGCGGTCGAGAACCGACCAAAGATCTACCCGCGCGTCGAGACCCCGCTTCCGAAGCCAGGTGCAGTTCAAGTGAAGCCAGTCCAGGTCACGCTGAGCGACGTCAACCGTCAGGCGGAGTGCATGGAACCAACCGCAAAGAAGCCACGCCGTGCCAAGAAAGAGGCGCGTGTCATGGAGATCAAGCAGGAGCTTCCCGTTACCCTGGTCAAGGGTCCCATCATCTATGAGTGAGATACGCATATGAAGGTCTACAGCAGCGACGCCGTTACAAAGCAGCACCTTATCGATCTTGGTGCTCAACAGGTTGAAGAGCACAGAAAGCTGCGCTCCCTGATCTACATCTCCTTTGCAGTCAACCTGGCCATCACGGCCGCGGTTACAGCGATCTTTCACCTCGTGTAACGGTTACACTTTAGTCGTCCAACCTGGCGGTTGTGGTGTATAATGCACCATGAACTTCCACATCATCAAGACCCTCGACGATGTCCTGCCGTTCGTGCAGGGCAACTCCACCATTCGCGTCAAGCCGGATGAGAGCACCGGCCTGACGGTCGTCTGCTACATGATCCAGGACGAGGACACGTTCGCTGGCCCTCACGAGCACGTCGAGCGCGAGTGCCGCGGCATCACGTTCCACGCGAACGGCACCATTGCCGCTCGGTGTCTTCACAAGTTCTTCAACGTCGGCGAGCGCGAGGACACGCAGCCGCACGCTCTCCAGTGGCAGCGCGTGACGCGCATCATGGAGAAGCGCGACGGTTCAATGGTCACGCCTGTGGCGATCGACCAGTACGGCAGCTTCAAGTTCAAGACGAAGAAGTCCTTCAGCACGAAGGAGGCCGCGCTGGCCGACGAGCTCTGCTCGGATTCGGTTCGCTACAGCTGGGTCAAGAAGCTCCTGCTGGACGGCTTCACGCCGACCTTCGAGGTGACCTCGCCGCGGTTCCCGATCGTGCTGAAGTACGACACCGACGAGCTGACGCTCCTGCACGTGCGCGAGAACATCACGGGTCGCTACCTCACGGAGCGTGAGCTGCAGAGCTTCACGCCGCCCTTCCCGCTTGTCGAGAACCTGATGGAGCAGTTCTTCGGTGACGGCCTGCCAGCCAACCTGGTCTCGTGGGAGAAGCTGAAGGCGGCCGCTGAGGCCACCCACGGCATCGAGGGCTGGGTGATCCAGTTCGAGAGCGGCGAGATGGTCAAGCTGAAGACGGCCTGGTATATCGAGCTGCACCACGCGGTGACCTTCACGCGCTGGCGTGACATCGCGCGGACGGTCTGCGACGACAAGGCCGACGACCTGAAGGGCGCGTTCGCGTTGACGGGCCGCGCCATCAAGCCGATCGAGGACGTGCAGCACGCGATCAAGGTGAAGATCGACGCTGCTCGTGGTGCCGCCGAGCTGCACGCTGAAGCAGGCCTGAAGCAAAACAAGACGGCCAAGGAGATGGCGCTGCTGAACAAGGAGCACCCGCTGTTTGGCCAGATCATGCGGTTGTTCCGTGGCCAGGAAGTCAACTGGATGGAATGGTATGTCAAGCACCACCTCGAGCAGGACTGGGGCTTGGAAGTCGTGGAGGTGAACGCCTAATGGATCGCTACCGTACCTGGAATGGACCTCCCGAGCTGCAGCCGACTGACTGGCTGCAGCCTATTTCCCGAGATTTCCCTGCTCCACCTAACCCGTGGCGCGGGTTGCCTGAACTCAAGCCAGCTGACTGGAACGAGGAACAGATCCCGCTACACCTCCTACGCCCGCCGAGGTGACCTGCATACCACCTGGTGAAAAGCCAGGTGGTCTGGCGGGGCAGTAAATACCTGGTAAGCGGTTGCCCCGCCGGAGCAGGTAGATGCAGAAGAAGCCCGAAGACCAGACATCAGAAGCAGGTTCCTCCTACGATGACCTTACCCTAGAATCTCTAGGCGTCCATCAGTTCTTTGGTGAGGTGGATGAGGAGAAGTCCAAGGCGGCGTGTGAGTTCATTCTCAAGTCCAACATCCTGAAGAAGGACCTCTCGGCGCTGACCATCATCCTTAACACGGTCGGTGGTGAGTGCGGCGAGGCCTTCGCCATCATCGACGTGATGGACGCGTCGCGCCTCCCGATCTCAACCGTTGGCATCGGCAACATCATGTCGATGGGGGTGCTGCTTCTTTCAGGAGGCACCAAGGGCCGGCGCGTGATCACCAAGAACACCGAAATCATGGCGCACCAGTTCGCCGGCTACTTCGAGGGCAAGCAGCACGAGCTGATCGCGACGCAGACGTCCTTTCGCCTGCTTGAGGCGCGCTTCATTCGCCACTTCATTCGCCACTCAAGTATGTCTGAGAAGCAGGTACGCGACGTGCTGTTTGGCCCGTCGGACCGCTACCTCACTCCAGCTGAGCTCAAGAAGTACGGGCTGGTCGACCGCGTTGTAGAGTACGCTGAGGCGCCTATCCCTGTAAAACGCGGTGGTCGATCAGCCGCTGCAGCTCCTCCAGCGCGCTCTGCAGCGCCTTCGAAATGACCGGGTGAGCGCGGTTGTTAAACTGCTGCTGCTGTAGGTCGTTCTTGGTCTCGATGAGCTGGTTGACTGAGAGCGAGCCCCAGGTGTTTCTATGCGGAATCGGCTTCACCGCGGTGTCGATAAAGTACTCGCCGTCTGGTCTGGTGTCATTCATGTAGCTTGACCTCCTGCTTTATCTATTCTGCATCCAGGCATAAATAGGATCATGCTCAAACCTGAGATTCTATCTATGAACCTTCACCGCGCAATCGTCAATGAGGAAGCTGGCGAGCAGAACGTCGTCCTCACCCTCGATGAGATCATTCGAGACGGTAAGGTCACCAATCCCTACCAGAACTTCATTCTAGGCTGGCTGTCGGAGCACTTCCGCCTCGCCGCCGGTGCGCAGCACCGTAGCGGCATTCCACCTGCCTCACCCGGTCTTCGCAACCCAGGTGAGCTTGGAGCCACCTCCACCGAGATCGTTGAGTCCATCAAGGCGCTGACCCCTGAAGAGGCGGTCCAGCTCGCGCAGTTCCTTAGGGAGTGCGTGCTGTTCTCAGAGAAGCTCCCATGGGGAGTGAACCTCTGCGCCGTCGACTGGATCCACTACGTCCTGAAGCATCAGGACTGACCAAGCACGCATCCTAGGCACCACGCCCTAGAATGAGTCCAACCAAGGGCCTATCCTACACAACGCTCGATGACGGGCCTGTGCCCGCTCGTTACCCCTTCCTCTGCCCCGCTGGTTGTCCTCGCCCCGTGAGCGCTCTGCCCACGGACCCCGCCACGTCCTTTCCGGTAGGAGGAAACCCATGGGACGTCGACTCGCACTCGCAAAACAGAAGTACCCACAACCAATCAACGATGAAGGAGCCCGCATCATTCGCTTGAAATTTGACCCCCGTCCAAAGAGCGAGGCGCAGCGCCTGTACAAGGAGTCGCTTGAGGACACCATCCTTACCATCGGCACCGGCCCTGCCGGCTCAGGTAAGTCCTTCCTCGCGATGGCGGTCGCCATCTCCAAGCTGCTTAACGGTGAGGTCTCAAGAGTCATCATCACCCGCCCGGTCTGTGAGGCTGGTGAGAACCTCGGCTTCCTACCTGGTACCTTCGAAGAGAAGATTCACCCGTACCTGCTTCCCCTGTTGGACGCCATCAATGACCTGGTCGGTCCGACGATGGCCAAGAAGCTGCTCGAGTCAGACAAGATCGAGTTTGCTCCTCTCGCCTACATGCGAGGTCGAACGTTCAACAACGCGTATGTGGTTCTTGACGAGGCGCAGAACACCACCATCGAGCAGATGAAGCTGTTCATCACGCGCATCGGCGAGGGCAGCCAGTTTGCTATCAACGGCGACGAGAGCCAGTCCGACCTCCGTGGCCTTCCTGAGAACGGGCTGGAGTGGATCGTGCGGCGCCTCAGCGGCGTCAGCTCCAACATCAACGTCATTCGCTTCTCAGCAACCGACTGCGTGCGCTCAGCTATCGTTAGAGAGCTGCTGCTGCACCTAGAAGTTCCTGATGCTCGTGTAGCCCGCCGCTCGAACGGGTACCACGCGGCCTCATCCCTGCTGTCAGCCTAAGAGGAGGGCAACGCCAGACCTCAAGGGACCTCGCTGAGGTCCCTTTTCCATTTTGTCCGTAAATAGGGCTACAGGACTACTGCATCAAGAAACCGGCCGTGGTAGCTCTTCTTTCAAGCCGGTGAAAGGGATATCTAAGTGGCATACGTTCTCAAGTGGTACCGTCCTGGTACCAGCAACCCAAAGGTCGACATCACGGTCCCAGTCGGGTCCACCGTTGCTGGGCAGGCCTCACTGAAATTTACTGGCAAGGGCGCTGCCAACTACGGTGAGATTCAGCAGGAGAACCTGCTGTGGCTACTTGAAAACTTCTCAGGCGAGACCTCACCTGAGTACCCTACTCTGGGCCAGATCTGGTACGACTCCCTCGCGCAGACGCTGAAGGTCTGCATCTCTGACATCATTGGGAACATCATCTGGGAGCCCGTGTCTGGTATTCCTACCACTGAACCTGGTGAGCCGCCACCCGCGATCGCTGCGCTCGGGTCAGTTTGGTTCCAGCGAACAGGTACCAGCAGCGGAATCATGTACGTCTTTGACGGCATCGGTCGCTTTCCAGCGGCCCCTGGTGTCAATGGTGGGTGGAACCAGGTGTGGCCAGAGGTCGACAACTCCGCGCTTCGCGCAGAGTACGATGAGGCCAAGCTGCTTGCTGATTTGCTGCTTGGTCCCACAACGGACCCGAGCTATGGCAATGACACCTTTGGCCGGCTGTTTCCCGACATCACTGACTTCGCGACGCTTGATGCCGACCTGAGCACCAAGATCGTTGACCTTGGATCTGACCCGAATGTTGTGGTAGGCGCTGATGCGCTTGCTCAGGTGGAGGTGCAGCCTTTTTCACACGACTGGGACTACTTCCTTTCTGCCGCTCGCTGGGGTGTTCACCGACTGGACCTGCCTGCTGATACCTGGCAGGACATCAGCGACATTCCGTTTGTACAGGACGGTCGTCAGGCCCCAACGCCGCTGCTGACCTCCTATCCAACCGCTGACCCACGCTACCCAACTGCCGATCGCCGAGCTGTGCGTCGCTACGGGTCAGTTACCACCACGCGTCTCTTCGCTGAGACGATGAACGTGCTGTCGACAGCGGGCTCTATGCGCTATACCCTGCGCGGGACCATGGGTGGGAGCGGGGCAAACCCGTCCTTCAGCTCTGATGTTGTGGGGCAGCAGCACTGCATTCGCCGGGCGGGTCCGCCATCGGGTCCAGTTTGGCCCGGTGGCAGCACACCTGTAGACGTCACAGCTACCCTCCGCTGGACTGACAACCTCGAGCGCAACCGCTTCTGGTTCAGCGGCAGCATCGTCGAGATAGTGCTGGACTACACCATCCCAGGAGCACCTACCGCCTCCGACACGGCGTGGCTGGCGTTCGTGAACACCTACAAGCGGGTACGCATCAACGGTGATGGCATCTTTGCGTTCGGTAACACCACGCCAATCACGCTCGCGGTCGCGCCATCTTCAAATGGCTTCAAGTACCTGCTAGATACAAGCGGCACGGTGACTCTCGCCACCTACTCGACCGTTACCGGCACAGTAGTGGTCACCGCCAGCAACACCTCTGGGCTGATGAACCTCAACCTCGCGCTGTCAGAAACAGCCGCAGGCGTTCTTACAGGCACCACCACTGTGACCTACAACCTTATTCGTGACCGCACCGTCTTCAACGACGGGGTGGCTGACAACGTCGACCTTTTCCCGGCTCCCTTTGCCTGGGTCAACAGCACCGATGGCGTTGGCACATCTCCCCTGTTTATCGACGTTCCGGTGACACCTGCTCCAGTCGTTGACTTTACGGTGGCACCTCGGGTCGGTGTCACCGATCCAGCCACCGAGTTTAGCTTCCAATGGAGCGGCACCCCAGCGGCACCCACGCTCATTGAATGGGACTTTGACGGCGATGGCGTCTATACGACTGTTGGCCCTGCGCCCACCAACAAGTACTACAGCCCAGGCCTGAAGACGATACGCGTTAGAGCAACGACTGACGGAGGACAAGACGTTCTTACGCGCGTTGGCTATCTCTCCATCACCGGTGATGAAGTTGCACCACCGCCTATTCCAGTTCCGAGCTTCACCGTTTCGCCTAACCCAGCCACGGTCGGGGCCATCATCACGCTCACTGATACATCAAGCAACTCACCTACCCTCATCAACTGGGATACCGATGGTGATGGCAACTACGACGCCACTGGCGCCACCACTACCGTCACGTACGGTACAACTGGCACCAAGGTGATCACCATGGAGGCCTCCAATATACACGGTGCGGCCACCACGACGCGCACGGTTACCGTTGCGGCCGCAGTCATTCCTGATGGTGAGGCGCTCTTCACCACCGCAGGTTCCTTCTCATGGACCGCTCCCGCTGGCGTTACCTCTGTCAGCGCGGTGGTTATCGGTGGCGGTGGTGCCTGGACAGGAACTTCCTTGGTTAAGGCAGGCGGTGGCGGTGGCGGCCTCGCGTGGCGCAACAACATCCCTGTCATTCCGGGCAATGTATATCCAATTGTCGTTGGCGGTACCGCCGGTACCTCGTCCTTCAACACGACGCTTATCGCTCTAGGGGGCTCCAACGCCGTTGACAACACACGTGGTGTTGGTGGCGCGCCAAGCGGTACCTACGACGGTGGTGGGATCGGTGGTAATGGTGGAACCGGCTTCTGGACTGAACAGATCTCGTACGGCTGCGGTGGTGGCACGGCAGGTTACGCTGGCTATGGTGGTGCAGGAGCAGCTGGTCCAGGCTCAATCGGTTATCACCCCGAGGCTAACAGCGGCGGCGCTGCTGGCGGCGGCGGTAGCTCGCTAGCCAATTCGCAGGGCGGTGGCGGCGTTGGACTCTATGGTATTGGTCCCAATGGCACCGCCAGCGGGCAAGGTGGCTCTGGCGGTACCAATGGCGTGTATGGGACCATAAACGCGGCCGTCGGCGGGGCTCAAGGTGGTGGTGCTGGCGGTGGAACTACCACCGGTGCAACCGGTGGTGTGCGCATTATCTGGGGCACAGGTAGGTCCTACCCAAGCAATGCCGCCGCGCCGCTATCTATCACAACGCACCCAGCTACTCAGTCGGTATCTGAAGGAGCCTCGGTCACCTTTACGGTCACAGTTATGGGTACAGCACCTATCACCTATCAGTGGCAGCGGTCAAGCGATGGCACGACCTTTACCAACATCGGCGGCGCCACAGGAGCCACCTACACCTTTGCCACGACGCTGGCTGACAACGGCTTCTACTACCGCGCGGTGGTGACCAACCCGACTGGTTTCTTGAACTCCAACAGCGCTCGTCTCACGGTGGTTCAGGCCGTCTTCTTGACTCCTATCACCGTTCTTGGTGGTGAACCCTATAGCACCATCTCCTACAACGTTGTAGCTGAAATAGACGTGAGCTCTTCGATTCCAGTCGTTGAAACCTATGCGTATCCAACTCCATCATCGCTGACGGTGACGGTAAACAGCGTTCCGGTACCAAGCATGGTATGGAATACCGTTGCCACAAGCCGGTTTAATCTATCTCCGATCCCAGCTAATCTTACCTATCTGTCCAACAACGGACAGGCGATGGTAATCACAACAGCCAATGCCGCAGGTACGGTAAACAGGACGCTCACGATAAACGTTCTTGCTCGTACCAAGCCATCGCAGTTCGTGTGGGCGTCATCAGGATCGGCAACCGCTACGATTGCTAGAAACTCGGTCGTCACGCTGAGATCAGTGATAACTGGCAACCTAAGCAACCCACGCGCGACCTCCATTGCCATAACAGCAGGTACGGTGCCACCTGGCTTCAGCCTTGTTTCAGTGACTGACTGGAACGCAGGCGCCGCCAACACCAACGCAGTAGGGTCAGGACGCGTGCGTATCGGCGGTGGTACGGTGACAGTCGCCGGAACCTACAACTTCACGCTGTCAGTTGTCTGGAGCGCCAACAGCTGCGTCGCGCCGCTGACATCAACCTACAACATGACATTGACCGTAACGTAAGGAAGGTCCGCAGTATACAAGTGGTTGACGGCGTGTTACAGTAGCAGCATACCGTCAACAACTGGAGAGCTACATGCAGAACCATCGCGCGCCCTTGATTCTCGAAGGTCAGGTCTACTACGACACCGAAAAGAACGCCTACCTCGTGGTGATCAAGAAGAACGGCGATGTTGTCACGTATCGTGGGCAGGCCTTCAACCAGGTTCTTGGTTTTCGTGGAATGCTGGAGGACGAGGAGTTTGCTGTCACCTTTCAACCTGTTGACCCCGTAGATCTAACGCAGAGCGAAAAAGACGAGCTCACCTCGTACTGCGCTCCTGGAACCAAGCTCAAGCTGGGCTTCATCAAAGAGGAGGACTGACATGGCCAAGATCGTTAGCCGTACTACTGCTTCACCCGTCGAGGAACGCTTCCAGGAGGTTCTGGTGAACAACAGCACCGGCGCCATCGCGTACGACCAAAGCGGCATCATACAGGTGGCGCCCGATCTGCCTGGTCTGGTTGAACAGACCGAGGCTCTGCTGATCAGCTTGATCACCACGCTGCAGCGGGCCGCCATCGACCTGGCAGTCACCCGGCTAGATGCAGCGCAGCTGGAGATAAAGGTCGACGAGCTCGAGAGCATCGTCGAGAACCTGCTCGGCGATGTCTCCTACGACGACGCCCTCGACCACGCCACGACCGACCTGATGGAGTGCTTCGCCGCCAGCGGCTCAGCTGAGGTCACCGCTGACGGTGAGCTGTCCTTCGATGAGCGCATCACCTTCACCAAGGCGGACATCAAGCCATTTCTACGGGAGGCCATTACCCGCTGGATTGAACAGAGGTTAGGTGCATGAGCAAGGAAGTCCTGATCGAGGACCTGCTGCGGGACATCGAGGCCCTTGCTGACGGTGCTGCTAACCACGGGCTAAAGCACCACCTGATGGCCCGTATTCGGTGTGCCGCCGAGGCCCTCATCGGCATCGGGAAGACGGTGGATACCGGTCCCTGGGAAGTGGCGCCTGACGGGCGGGTTCTTTCGTCCGACGACTTCGACCACGACGTCCAGCTTAGGGTGAGCGGTGACTTCTACAGCGACGAGCAGCGACGAGCATACTCTCAGGCGCTGGCGCTTCGGCTGAACCAGCTTCCCAAGGAGCCGCCACCTGGCCTGCTGTGGTCCATGGCGATGCGGCTGCACCACAACTTCGGCATCGACGCCGATGACAGCTCTCCGATGTCGGGTGGTTGGACAGAGCGTGACCGGGAGCGGGTTCTGGTGGACATGCGGCGGCTCTACGACGAGGTCGCTGGTCACGGCTTCTACCAGTGGCCTTAGAGGTTACAAGCTGTTGAGTGGTTACAGTTTAGTTGTGTACATGGTGGGTGGTTGATGTAAAATAGCATCATCGGTTAAACAAACAGCCGAATTCTCCCGAAACCCAACCCTTTGGAGCACATCATGTCGGAAGCCACTCAAGTTCAAGCCACCCCGAAGTCAGTCGCCCAGCGTGCCGCACGCAAGCGCTTCTCGTTCGGCCCCACCTGGAACGCCGCAGTCCTTGCCGGCACCGCCACTGACCAGGCCAAGTTGCTCGAGCAGGCCATCAAGCTGAAGGCCGGCGCCAAGAGCGACCTGAAGAAGCTGAAGCTGGCCACCCTGCGCGCCAAGGTCGCCGCGAAGCTGGAAGCCGGCGCCGCCGTTGCACCGACGGCCGAAGTCTCCGCCGCCTGAGCATCCACCCCAGACAAAAGCAAGAACAAGGGCCTTCGGGCCCTTGGCTCATTCACAGGATTAGCTCCTCGACCTGAGAGTGGTAGTTTACACCGGCGGTGCGGTAGACTACAATCAACTACCTACTAAAGGACCACCCATGGCACAAATTCACGTCATCGTTGTTAACGCCCTCGGCAGCTTCGCCGGCACCATGCAGTCCACTGGAGAGCTGACAGCCGAGGAAGCAAAGGACGCCGTTGCGGCCTTGGTCAGCAACGTCGAGAGCGTCGATCGCCTCGTTCTCGTGGACATCGAGGGTCGCTACGTCGCCCTGCAGGAAACCATCCTGCGCCAGTCCGTCATGACCTTCTGGACAACCGAATGAGCATCGACCTCGAGCTAGGTGCCGAGAGCGTCGTCCTCCCGCCTGGCCGCTACGTCATCGGCGACCCGTGCTACCACATCCACGAGGAGGAGTGGGACCGCGTGTTGGACGAGAGCGACTACTTCATCGGCCAGTGCTGGGCCCACTTCACAACGAAGCAGGGAACAGTCGGCACCGTGGTCGCCTTCTCACCGGCGCTCGGTGACGGGGTCTACCTGGACGGCGCGAAGCGCGAGTACCCCGTCGACGCTGGGCTCATTGGCATCATCCCGCTGGAGGACGTCGCCGGCGTCCTCGACCTCTCGCTGGCGCACGTCCACGAGTTCACGGCGCCCTTCACCTGCCGTTGGCACGATGACGTCATCACCTTCGGGTACATCGACATCGACACCGACCCAGACGTTGAGGACGACCGGGTCGGTCCTGAAATCGATGAAGACGGAGAGGACTGGTGATGGCTGAGCAGCAGGACTTCATCAGCTGGACGTACGATCCAGCGATCAACACCGAGCGGACAACCGTCATTCTAGACCTTGTCCGCTTCATTCGCGAGGGGGCGCGTGACCAGGGTGGGCTTCCGAAGTTTCACTCGGCGGTGGCGGGATATGAGATCAGCATCAAGGCCGCCCTCTTTGAACGCAACCAGAACCGCATGCTGAAGCCGCTACCAAAGCGGTCATGGCAGCCTGCCAGCGACACCGTTGAGCTGCTGGCTACGACTATTCTCAGGGAAGCAAGCTGGGGTGGCAGGCTGCCACCTCTAGCTCAGATCCACCTTAGCGACGAGAAGCTGAGCGAGAAGCTGCATCAACGGCTGGGCACCATCGCTACACCGGACATCGGTGATTCGGGGTCGCTGCTCTCAGCCTTCGAGCTAACCTACGTCAACGCCTGTCGTGCTGACACGCGTCTCGTGGTCCTTGACGCTGTCACCGTGCTGCTCAAGCTGCGTGAAGCTCCTGAAGGTGCAGGTGCTCTTCGTGAGGACCTGTGGAAGAAGAAGATTGCCTTCCACCGCAACCTGTTGATCTTCGGCGGCCTACTTGGGCCGGAGTATACCAAGGTCGCCCTTCGCTTGGTCGCCCCGCAGACGGTTCACTCCGGTGAGGGCATCAACTTCAGCCTCATCGAGCACCTCGAGCGAGACGGCTACTCGCCAGGCAGGTACCTCGCGTCTCGCGTGGACCAGCTCAAGGACGAGATCAAGACGGCCTATGAAGCTCTCTAGGCTCCTCTGCCGCTTCGCCTGGTACCGCCGCCTACGCGGTGGCAGCTGGCGGTGGCACGAGGGACGCTGGTATCGGGTGACCGTTGAGGTGATCGTGCCGATTGACTTCAGTGATGACTTCACGCTTCGAGAGGACCTAGAGGAGTTCTTCTCACTAGGTGAAAAGGAGAAACGCAGTGGCCACCTATGAACCTCGGATCTTCGCTGAGATGAGCGACGACGATCCTGATCTTCTCGAGGTCTGGTTGGACGGCGAGGTCATCGAGACCTACAGCTACGACCAGGTCGGCTGGACAGGAATGGACCACATCAAGAGCCTCATTGAGAAGATCGACGCGCGGTTGTAACGGTTACCCTTCTACCTGCTCGCGTCGTTGGTCCTGGTGTATAATGCATCATGACAACTCAATGGAAAGTCCTTCATGGATCAGACCTACGAGGGACCGCTGGAACCGGGTGCTCTCTTTCGCTACCTGAGCGGTGACATTCACTGTCGGGTGCTCGGTGTGGAAGGTGGCTGGGTGAAGATCCAGACGCTGGACTGTGAGGGATACTCCTTGACACCGCAGGCGTACCGCATCCAGGCCTTCCGTGAGCGCTGGGCCCCCGAGCGGCGCTGGCGTGGTCGCTGGTGATCATGTAACGACTGCCCAACCGTTACACTTTAGGTGTGTACAAGATGTGCACATGATGTACAATACACCTATCGACAAACACCCTGACGGAAGCCAAATGTCCAAAACAGCTCTCCTCTCCTACAACGACAAGACCAGCAAGTGGGAAGCCTCCTTCGGCGGCCACGTCTTCTTGAAGTCGAGCTCGAAGGACTACGTCGTCGACAAGATCGTCAACCAGATCAGCGCCAAGGCCAAGGCCCTCGGCGTGACGGCGGTTGAGGAACTCGGTTCTGCTGCCAAGCCGCTGACCGCGGTCAAGACGGTGGACCCGGAGCTGGTCTTCAGCATCAACGAGCGCTTCCTGATTCTGGAGGACTTCGTCGACATGGTCGCCTCGCGCACCATCCCGTCGGCGATCATCACCGGCCAAGGCGGTCTCGGCAAGTCGCACACCGTCTTCGCAGCTCTCAAGCGCGCCGGCCTGCTCAACCTCGACGACGCCGAGATCGGCGCTCGCTTCGACGAAGGTCTCTCCTCGAAAGGCTACGTCGTTGTCAAGGGCTTCTCCACCGCCAAGGGTCTCTTCCGCACCCTCTACGAGAACAAGGACCGGCTCGTGGTGTTCGATGACTGCGACAGCGTCCTGAAGGACCCGGTCGCGAGCAACCTCCTGAAGGCGGCGCTGGACAGCTACGACAAGCGCATCATCACCTGGAACGCGGAAGGCGGCTTCGGCGGCGACGACGAGCTGCCCAAGTCCTTCCTCTTCACCGGCGGCGTGATCTTCATCAGCAACATGCCGATGTACAAGATCCCGCAGGCGATCATCTCGCGCTCGATGCCGGCAGATGTCTCGATGACCCGCTCGGAGATCATCGAGCGCATGACCGCTATCGTCAAGGCCGGCGACTTCCTGGTCGGCTACGAGCTGGCCCACAAGCTCGAAGCTCTCGAGTTCATCGCCGCCAACAGCGCCCGCCCCGAGATCAAGGAGATCAACCTCCGCACGCTGATCAACGTGACCAAGGCCCGCTCCACCAAGCCCGACCACTGGAAGCGGCTGGCCCTGTACGCGATGATCAACGCCTGACCGAGTCCGAAAAGGAGACCACTATGACCTCACCCTACCCCCGTCCCTTCACCTACGAGGACTGCATCGTGCACTGCGCCGAGTCCGTCGCTGGTGACTTCAGCAGCGTCAAGGGCGTGGCGCTCACCTCGATGGCCTTCGCCCTCTCGCTGGCCTTCAATCGGTCCGTGGCTGAGATCCACGCGGACCTCAAGGACCAACTGGAGAAGTGATGAAGACAATCGAAACTCTGCTGGTGCGTGGCTTGATGCTGGCGATAACTGGTCCCTCGCTGACGGTCATCGCGCTGGAGGCGCTCAAGGAGCGCAGCCTGTGTCGCTACATCACCGATGTCAACGCCTTTCGAAAGCACTTCGTCCGAGTATGGACCAACAAGGAGCCCACCACATGATTCTCACCTACGCCATTCTCAGCACGGTTCTGCTGCTCTTCATCTCGGTCATCTGGTCGAAGAACGGCTGGCCCAACATCCTCATCAAGCTGATCTTCATCGCCTCGTTCGTCTATGGCGTCGTCGTCAGCCTACACCTGGCTGGTTGGCTGATCGCCATCCCGGGAGCCTGACATGTCCGACACCGGCATCTTCCTCATCTCCAACGGCGTGGGGCCGGAGCCGTGGTACCTTGAGACCATGAACCCGCCGAGGTGGGCACGGCTGAACGCGCGGAACCTGGTGGTACACAAGATCCTGTGCTACGGCAACGAGGCATCGGCGCTGCTGGACATGGACGACCTGCTGCGGTCGGGGCTGACCGGTCCGCTCAGCGTCGTGGAGCTGGGCTGCGTTCGGGTCGTCGAGACCCGGTCAAAGGTGGCTGAAGTTAGCTGACGCCTGCTTCATCGTCTGCGCCATCGCCTGGAAGGTGTCGGCGCTGTCGAGGATGAGGTACACCTTGTCGCGGTGCTTGGAGTAGAGGTCCAGGAAGGCCTCCTTGTTTCCGCTGCCCGCGATGTCCGAGTCCGTCAGAACGAGGATGTTGTAGCCCATGGCGGCGAAGGTAGCTAGGTCCCTTGCCAGCTCGTCGCTGAAGTTGGTTGCGCCGCCCTGGTGACGGTTGAGGATGGCCGCCAGCGAGTCCGACTTTCCGCCGCCACCGTGCTTGACCTCCTGTGGGGTCTTGATGACCTTGGCCGTACCAGACTGGCCGACCATGGTCACCGAGTACATGTGGTAGTCGTTCGAGAACTCGATGAAGACGAGGTTGCGAGCGACGCCGCGGCCTGTCTCGTTGAGCAGCTTCTGCACGTTGGCCAGCACGGTGGCGATGGCTGACGCCATTGAGCCGGAGCTGTCGACAACGATGACCAGCTTGACGAGGTTGGCTGGCACCTCCTTCTCACCAGGACGAACCACGCCCGCACCGGTCTGGGCGGCGAGATGGACGCCCGTGATGTTGCGCTTGTGCACCTTCTGGTAGGTGACCTCGGTCGTGTCAGCTGACTTGACCAGCTTGTCCAGCAGCGTCTTCCAGTTGTAGCGCGGCCTGACGCCCTTGTAGTCCACTGGGGTTGGAGACGATGATCCGTGGCCACGGCCACCCTTCGCGCCCTTGCCCGCCGCGGCTGCCGCTGCCTCTGCCGCCGCAGGGTCGGCGTCGTCGGCCTTCTTGCCTGGCTTCTTGCTGGTGTTCTTCGAGTGCTCCTCGAGGTCCTTTTCAGTGGGCTCGCCCTGTCCTGGCATCGGCTTCTGCTTCTCGCCTTCATGCGGCTCGTGGTCATCGCCGAGCTCACCGAGCTGGTTCTCGACCTTCTGCTGCTGTTCCTTGTTGAGCTTCTTGAACTCGTTCAGTACCGCCTCGTACATCTCCTTGTACGACCCGTACTGGTCGTAGTTGACGTAGTCGCTGTAGAGCCCCTCGGCGTAGGGGTGGTGGCCTGCCTTGATGAGGTCGTGGTTGGAGCGGAAGTCGCCGGCCCAGTTGTGGATGGTCGGGTTGCCGCCCATCGTCTTCATGTAGTGGAAGTCGCCGTGGGTGTAGTGCATGAACTCATGCAGGATGGTGAACTCGACCGGGGCCCACTCATCTGGGAAGGGTCCGCCGTTGCTCTTGTACTTCTTGCTCTTTGGCTTGACGCCCTGGGTGTACGCGAAGTTCATGTCGCGCTGGGCGGTGTTCTTGTCGAAGATGAACTCACCCTGAGGGGTGGCGGCGGCGGTCTCGACTCGGTTCCAGTGCGCGTCCTTGGGGTCCTTCGTCGGAACAAGGATGACCCGCGGCGAGGCGATCGGCTTCTTGTCAGCGAAGTTCCGCAGCGGGAACATGGACGGGTTCTCAGCCTTGACGCGACGCACCAGCTGCATGAAGGTGACTGGGTCAAACTCAGCGACGCCCTTTGGGTTGGGCATCTTCAGCTCACGAAAGAGCTTGTAGAGCTCCTGCTCGTGGATGTTGGCGGCGATCGCGGAGTAGAGGATCGGGGACTTCGCCTCCAGGTCCTTGAACTCCTTCTCCTTCTCCTGGAGGTGAGTGAGGATCTCGGCCTTCGTCTTCCCGCCGTTCTTTACCAGGTAGTCGATTGCCTTCTGGATGCGGGGCTCATTGAGGTCTGATCGCGGAGCGACCGTCCCGAGCTTGGCCTTGACGTTGCTTTCGATAAGCGGCATGGCTGATTATAGCTTCTTGATGAAGTCCTGCATCTCATGTGCCAGGTCCATGATAGGTTCGATGAGGTCGGTGTCCTCATCGGCGATCTTCTCCAGCACCTCGCGCAGGCCGCCCTTGACCATGTCCGTCATCTTGTTGGAGATGTCGTGCAGCTTGATGGAGTGCAGGATCTCGCGGGTGATGTACTCAATCTTCGAGATCTCCTTACCAGCGAAGGCGGTTGCCTTCTTCTTGGCGTCCAGCTTCTTCAGCTTGTGGGTCTGCGCGAAGGCGGTCTTGGCGTCCTTGACCGCGTAGTTGGTCAGAAACTCAACGAGCTCCTCCTTGAAGACGACTGGGTCGACCGACGTGATGTAGTTGACGAACTCGGGGTCGTTGAAGAGGTCCTCGTTCTGGTTCTCGAACGGCTTGGCGAGGATGTCCTCCAGCTTCTTGACTGACGAGACCTTCTTCTTGAACATGCTGCCGAGGCTGAACTTGTCGGTGTACTTGAACCAGTCCTCCAGGTCCTTCGAGAACTCAGGCGCGTCGACGGAGTGCTTCACTCCAACCGTGTAGCCGACCGAGTGAGCGAAGGCGCGGGCGAGAGCCTCGCGGATCCGCAGCTCGCTCTCTCCGGCGTCGTGGTCTGGATCAGACAGCTTGTCAATCTCCTTCCTGAAGGCGCGCTGCAGCGTCTTGGCGGAGTTGATGTAGGCGTCGGTGTACTCACGAGCGGACATGTAGAGCGGCGTCGGGCCGATCTGCAGGTAGAAGTGCGGGTCGGCTCCCTGTTCACGCCCTGGCGCCTTGCTGCGGAAGTTGTCGACGAAGGCGCTGAGCGCCTGGCGGGACACCTCAGCGATCTCAGGGTCTACCTTCAGCTGCTTGACGACGTCGATCTTGTCGAGGTGGTCGTTGAACTTCTTCCAGCTGATGCCGACGGGGATGACGTCAAACACGTCTCGCACGTGCTTTGTCAGCTCCTGCGTGCCCTTGCCGGTGGGGTTGACGGCGGCCACCACGACGGACTCGGGTGGCAGCTTGTACTCCTCGTTGAACTCCTTCTCGAGCAGCACCTTGCGGATGGCGTTGAAGACCTTCGTGTTGGTGCGGTTCAGCTCGTCGAAGAAGACAAGGTACTTGGAGTCGGACTTGTTGTGCTGCGCCAGCTTCTTGGCTGCCTCGTCCTTGCCAAAGGCCTTCTCGAGGGCGGCCGGCAGGTTCTTTTCACCGCGCTTGATCTGCTCCTGGATGTTGTCGTAGAGCGGGGGCCGAGAGAACGACACCTCGATGTCGCCGTCCTTGTTGGTCTTGGACAGCGGCACGCCGATGACCTCCTCAGGCGAGAGGTTCTGGACGTCAACGAAGACTGGGATCATGCCGAGCTCGAGGGCCAGCTGGGAGATGTGCTTGGTCTTGCCAGAGCCAGGCAGGCCGCCGATGACGGGGATGTACTTGCGGTCCGGTCCGATCTTCATGCGGGTCTCGACCTGGTGCTTCAGCGTCTCACGCCAGTCGGAGTCGTCAACGTTGCCCTCGTTGCCGGCGATCTTGCCCTTCGACTGCTTGTCGATGAGGCCCTTCACCAGGTCCAGCACGTCCTTCGCCAGCTCGGCCTTCTCGCCGGTCTGGTAGTTCTTGAAGCTGACCTCGAGGTTCTTCATCAGCAGGTCGGCCGCCTTCTGGTCCGCCACTGGTAGGTTGGCGCTGATGTAGAGCATCAGCTGTTCCCAGCGGCGCGGCGAGATGCGCACGTCGGCGTCTGCGTCGTCGTGCGACAGCGCGTCCTTCTTCTTGAGGAGGTCGTACATGCCGTCCACCAGGTCGGGGTCCAGCTTGACCTTCTTGTGGCTCTTGTACTTCGAGAGCAGGTAGGCGAACCAGTCGTCCACGCTCGGCTTGTCGAAGTTGAGCAGGCGGAAGTCCTCGTTCTCGAGGATGTCGCCGACGCCCTGGTCCACCAGGTTCGACGCGAAGATGACGTAGACGTTGTCGGGCAGCTCATTGGAGCCGATGCGGCCGTTGAGGATCGAGCGCAGCATGTTGCGGATGGCGCTGGAGGTCTGACGGAAGTACTCGTCCAGGAAGAGGATGACGTCGTACTTCTGGCGCAGCTCATCGATCTCGGGTGGGATGGTGGTCTTGGAGCCGCCCATCTTTTCCCAGATGAGGGCCAGGTCACCGCGCGAGTAGACGATCTTCAGCAGCTCGGCGTCAGGGACCTTCTTGGCAGAGGCAAGGGTCGAGTGCAGGTTCGACTTCGCAAACTTGATGTCGAACTGCACATCAGAGCTCTTCGTGTCCACCTGCGTGTGCACCGTCTTCGAGGTCCCGTTCGGCTTGACGACGATGAACGGGATGTCGATGATGTGCTCTTCGATGATGTGCGGGGTCTCCACCATCACGAGCTGCATGCCCAGCAGGGCCGACAGGTCGCGGATGAAGGATGTCTTGCCAACACCGGTGTCGCCACCTAGCATGTAGCCCGCCTGTCCTAGACCGGCTCCCTTGACGTGCATGTTGTCAAAGATGTGCTCGAGCGTCTGGACCTTGGCATCCAGACTGAGGTTCTCAACGTTTACTTTCGGCATGACCGTCCTCAGTCGTGGTGCTTGATCTTCTTGTGAATGTGCTTCTGACCTGAGGTCAGCGCCATAATTGCGGCGTCCATGCCCTCATCTGAGTCATCAGCGGTGGGCTCCTCCACCTTCTTGCGTGGTCGGCGCGCCTCAGCAACTGGAGCTGGAGCCAGCTCGGCTAGAGCCTTGCCGAGATCACGCAGTCGCTTCGCGGTGTCTGGTGGTTCCTGGTTGACAAAATGGTGCAGCTTCATGAGTGCCTTCTGCAGAGTGTACCTGCTATTTACGCCACGGGGTAAGAAGACAGGCGCCATCCTTAAATATGCCATGACGCCTGAGCTGCTTCGCAGAAGCCTGATCTATAGGGCCGAAGAGGCCTTCATCTCACTGATGACTCAGTTGGACTGCCTCTTTGACCACACGAGCTTCTACCTTGATCGCTACCCGATGGACACCATCTCAGCTACCTTCAAGAGCCGAGAGCTGAACAAAACAATCAAGAACCTGGCCACACTCTCATCCCAGTTGGCCGAGGTCATCAAGCGCTGGAAGCACGGAGAGGACCGCCTGCTGACCAAGCTCGGAACAGAGATCGCGGTGCTCAACGAGATCTACGCAAATATGATGGCGCTGATCTACTTTCTAACCAGTCACGAGATTGACCTGGAGCCCTTCAACCATGATCGGTTCAGGTACGCCTTCACGGTGCTGGTCGCGGCCAACCGCAAGCTGTAACCTGCGCAAAGGCAACACGTCGACCTGATAGTGTGGTAGAATGCTCCTATGTCGCTGTAACAGGTGGCTACCCTCAACTTCTCGGAGCACGAGACCATGTCAGAAACCGACAAGACGTCCCTTGGGGACAGAATGAAGCTGTACGAGCAGCCATCCACCGGCCGCCGCGCCTTCAAGGGCCAGCCGCTCATCGTCCGCCTGGACGGCAAGAGCTTCCACACCTACACGAAGGGCCTGCAACGTCCCTACGACGAGCGCCTCTCCTGGTGTATGGAGCACACGACGCTCGCGCTGGTCGAGCGCTTTCAGGCCAAGGTCGGTTACACGCAGTCCGACGAGATCACCCTCTGCTGGTACGTCCAGCCGCATGACACGGCCGAATACCCGTTCGACGGGCGCTTCCAGAAGCTGGAAAGCCTGACTGCCGCCTACTGCACCCTGAAGTTCAACCACTTCGCCGGGCTCCGCCTTGGCGGTCACGGTGGCGAGCCGATCTTCGACAGCCGGGCCTTCGTGGTGCCGACCATCAAGGAGGCCTACCACGCCTTCCTGTGGCGCCAGCAGGACGCGACCAAGAACGCCATCTCGATGGCGGCGCAGTCCCACTTCTCGCACAAGTCTCTGCAGGGCATGCATGGTCCTGAGATGCAGGAGCGGCTCTTCACCGAGAAAGGGATCAACTTCAACGACTACCCGCCCTTCTTCAAGCGCGGTGTCTTCGTGAAGCGCCAGAAGGTCCTGAAGGAGCTGGAGCCCGAGGCGCTGGCGCGGATCCCGGAAGCTCACCGGCCCACCGGCCCAATCGAGCGGACGGTAGTCCAGTCGATGGACGTCTGGCTGTCGAAGCAGGTGGATCCAGTGGGGGTGCTGTTCGGTGACGTTCCGCCAGTCACCGGTTGGACGCCGGAGGACCTGCAGGGGTCTTGATGTAGGGTCCATCACCCAGGGACCGGGTGTCCCTGGGTGTCTCTAAAGAGGTTACAGGTTA